TGTGAAGCCCTATAAGTGTAGTTCTGTTAAGCTGTAGTAGTTTTAGTTTACGTACTAGTGGACCGAACTTCAAGTGAGGGCCACATATAGGTTAACATGAACACTGTAGTTTTAGTAGTGGTCGCTTGCTTAGGTCAGCAAGCTCTACTGTACTTGTATATCCAAACCAGTATACTTCTTTTCCTAGAAGATAAACCACTGAAACGGCGTCGTAAGACGCCTTCAGTTATTCAGTGAGTCACTCAATCATCTAATCAACATACTTAACGCCCTACGTTGAAGTAGAATGCTCTCATATATATATACGTTTGAGGACCCCCTCCAGTGTGTTTCTGTAGTGAAAATAATTGAAAATAATTTCATAGCCCTACACACCAGACTCTCTGTACAAAAAGTGTACACCTATAAAACTATCTGTACAAAAAGTGTACATCACCACTTGACACTAGTGTACACAAAGTGTATATTACATTCATGAGGGCGAGGTGCTCTCACTTAACCTAACCCACGAGGAACTAAACAATGCTAGACTCCACTCATACTTGGACTGCTGCTTATAAGTACTACGATAGATTGCCTGTTGAATCACAGGCTGTCTTTGAATCCATTCAGTTCGATAATCAAGACACTGATTTATTTGCTTGGTTGAACTCACAACTAATTGCCCACAACAACCTACTCGATAATCCTGTACAGTTTAATCAGTGGTTTGAATCCACATATGATTTCAAGAATATGATTCTATCAGTTAAAGAGGTTGCGCCGCCTGCTACAGTTGAACAATTCATTGAGTCTCTAGAAGAAGATACTGTACAAAAAGTGTATAGCTCACTTGACACAGTTGATGCCCCTGGTGTACACTTAGTGTATAGCAAGTGGGAGAGCTTCATGGATACCTTACAGACATTAACACCTGATGAACAGTACATCGTCATGATGCAACTTGGATTCAGTAGTCTTAACAAAGAAGATATTAATATGCCCTCTGACAAAGCTACAGGCTACAGAACCTACCTACGTAGAGTTAAAGCCTTAGAGTCTAAGTTTAGATCTCTATAAACAAAAATGGCCAGTGTTAGAGCACTGACCATTTAGTAGGAGTTAAAGCATGAACACCACAGAGGACCAACCCTATGATGACTTATTATACAATAAGCACTGTTCTATATCAAGCCAAGACTAAATTTCTTTCTTGGGTTAGAACATTCAATCCTGATATTTACCTGACACTTTCTAGAAAGTACTACACTGAAACTAATTTATGGCATGAAGATATTGCAGACTTTTTAACCAGTAAACTACCTAAACTAATGGATAGTCACTCACATTGTTTTGAAGAAAAGGTTTGGGCCACTAATGATATCCAATTCAAATTAGAAAGAGCTTGTGTTTATACTTGCTTATTTAATTCAATCATAGATAAGTGGCGCGCATATAAGACTATGATGAAAGCAATCGAACGTCTAAGCAATCAAAGAATACTATGTGCCACAAAGAAATCAGTAGCTAACTCAGAAGAACAAAGCAATACCATAAACCTAACTGACAACAAGGAGGAAGAACTAATGAGCCGCAAACTAATCCTAAAAGAAATCATTGACAATGCTACCGAGGATGAACTCTTTATACTTGAAACCCTAACAGATATCGTAGCTGTGACTCGTAAAGACATTGTGACTCTACCATCTGGAAAGACATATGGTTATGATGGCTTCCGTTCTAGAAGAGACAAAGTAGTCAAATCAATCAAGGATAAACTAGATGCCATTTAATAAATGGTTAATATACTTAGCACAGAAACTAACACCCGATGAAGCATACATATACACACTAGCAGCTATGGGAGGTATAACCAGAGATAAGATATATAGAATGCCAAGTGGAGAGATTATCAAGTACGATGTAATGAACAAGCGCCGCAAGCTATTATTAGAGAAGATAGCACCTTTATTAGAGATATTTACCGGAACCAAACTAGGAGCTTAACATGAACACAATGACCCACCCTGACTTCACAAACTACTATGCAACTGATGATGGAAGAGTATTTTCAACAGCTAGAAAAACTGTTAGAGAACTAAAGCCTACACTTATAAACAGTGGCTACTATAAGATCAACGTATCTCAAAATGGTACCAATAAGACAATGACTATCTCTAGATTCATGTACGAATGTTTTAATGGTCCAGTTCCTGATGATATGCATGTAGATCACATTGATGGTGATAGACTAAACAACACACTAGAGAACCTTAGAGTAGTTAGTCCTGCTGAGAACTACTGGAATGCAGACCACAAAGGCTACCACTTCAACAAGAATAGAAACAAGTATATAGCTGTTATCAATGCTAATGGGAAGCACACATATCTTGGTAGCCATACTACACCAGAAGAAGCCCACACAGCCTACCTACAAGCTAAAGAACAATTGCATTTGATTGGATTAGAACCAGCTCACTGGGGTAGATTATCTGCATAGTATTTGAATAGAGGAGAAGCAATGAATGAAAATAAAAAGGAGCAGGACACAGAAGTCCTACTCCAGTATTACAAAACACAACAAGCATTTTACAGATTATCAGTATTAATGCTCACAGTTATAGCACTAATACTTTTAATGTCTCTTTAGGTATCAGCTACGTACCAACCCTCAACTGAGAACTGTAGTGCTCCGATAAATGAATAAGCAAACTCATTGTCTGGATCCCTTGATAACAAAGCAAAGCTGTGCCATCCTGGCTCAATGACTCCAGCTATTCTAAGTGTGTGGTTCCTTAAATAAGAATCTAATACTACGAATGGCTGGTTTCTGTTTATGGATACTTCAAATGGAGCAACTGCACCAGTCTCATCCTTATGCTGTAACAATAGAATAAGTACATCAGGGTTATTAGCCAACTGATCTACTACTGCTGCTGGTGGCATAGGAGCTATGTTGAAATTGATTGTAGCTACCACGTAGGCTTTTCTTTCTGAATAGATTGTGGCCGCCGCATTGTTAATCTGTCCTCTACTAGCTACACCATTTAAAGGCTTGTTAGCCGCTGGTATAGGTCGTTGAGTTGTACTATCGAAGAATGTCCATCCAGCCGGCGCAGTCCATACTCCATCAAAAGCAGGTGCCCTTAGTTCACTACTAGATTGATTCCTAGTGACTAAGAAACCAGACTCGTAATAAGCCTCGTAGCCAGTATCAGTGGACTTAACATAGCGCGGACTAACTATCTTCTCTGTTGGTATATCAGATAAAACATCTGTAGTGACTAATAGCAAAGCACTACGAATACCTTTTAGGTTAGCTTGTAGATCTGTAGCTGAGAATGGTGTAGCTGTAGTAAACGCACGTGGCGAGTATGTCATTTAGTTTTCTCCTTATACATCATAGCATTTACGTAGAAACATAGCTTGTAGGTTAGAGCTAGTGATATCTACTCTTAAATCTGTAGGTGTGGTACCAACACCATAACCTACTATTCTAATCTCTATTTTTTCTACGTTAGAGATTGTTACAGGACATATACCTTCTAGGGAAATACTACGCCAAGCTCCAGGTCCACGTCCATTACTAGCACCTGTTCTAACTGTTTGGTATACAGCACCAACTGCTTGTAGCGCACCACCTATAAAAGCTGCTGGTACAATAAAGTCATCACTCACTGGAGTAGGATAGCTATCTAACCAAGCACCGGCCACACCACCTACTGTAAACCTAAACTGTGGATAGAACACTACATACTCTCCAATAGCTTCTGTACCTGTGTTGTTATAGAACAGAGCACTTGTACCGAACCAATATCTTACAGCATCACCTGATTCAATCGTATAGGTAGGACTATCTACTGCTGGTTCAAAAGCTAAAATGAAAGTATTAGTACCATCAGTTAAAGCTGTAGCTGTAGCTGTTGCTGAGAATGTAGCTGATTGTGTAGAGGAACGTGCGGCCGAAGATGTCTGTACACAACCAAGTAAAGGATGATCACCAACTATACCAGCGGTAATCTCAGATACTTCTGTATAACAATTGTCCCAACTAATTCCTTCTCTAGCTAACTGACTAGCATCTACTGCGTTAACAACATCTGCTAAGTTATCGAAGTTGTCGTTTAGTACAGTAGATTGAATTGGATCGCCTTCAACTAAGGCTGTGAATGTTTTCTTTGCCATTAGATCTCCTTATCTATAACGCTGATATAGCATAGCATAGCCATAAGCTCCAGGTACAAACTGATTGGAAACAGAAAGTATAGAGCCTTGTGGTAGTTTAACTTTGACTTCAATTGTATGTGTGCCAGTAGATACTGGAGCATAGAAAGGTAGATGTAAACAAGAAGCTGTACCTGTACCTATATTGTCAGTCTCAGCTACTTTAATACCATCAATGAAGACACCAAACTTGTGGTGGATAATTGTTTTGTATTCTGGTTGAACGTAAGCAGCAAGTATCTGAGTACCAGATAGCACCCAGTTCTTTTCATTAACACCATTAATCGTGTAAGGAAGAGATACTGAACCATAAAGTATACAGCTATGATCTACAGTGAAAGTAGATGACATACCAAACTCATCATAGTCAGGTGCTGCATTAGCTACAGTGATTGTATCTAGTGAAGCAAACTTAATATGTTGGATAGCGTGCCAAGCTTTATGTGCGAAGTTAGAATATACCAGTTCATCGGCCGGTATATTCTTTCCATCAATCATAGTATTGCCAACAGTAAATGCTTGCTGTAGGTCTGGATTGATATAGTCTTCTGGTTGTGCATCCTGTCCAGTCACTACTCTTTTAATAGGAAATATTCTGCTCATATCAGGCTCCTTCGATTGGTGAGTACTGGAGGATTTTACCATCCTTGGTCTTATAGTCGATAGCGTATCCTATAAATCTAAGCTCACTGTTAGCAGTTAGTTTAAACTTAACCCAACGTAGTCCACCAAAGGTAGCAGTCTGTATAGCAAATGCATCATTGGATGCAGTACTTTCCCAGAAGCCAACATCAGGTGATAGGTTAGGCGCAACCCTTAGAGTTATAACTTCTCGGGCGGAATACCTATTCTTATCCCAAGTGGTATAAGTAGAAGAATCAGCACCATCTAGTATAGCTGTACCAAAGATACCAGGACTAGAAGTTTCACTGTTCTTGCTTTGTAGTGTGGCTATGGATCTAACATAAGGTCTATAGTCTACAGAACCAGATAGAGATATATTTCCGGTAGTGAATTCATTCTTGTATACATAGAGGATAACATTCTCTACATGTTTAAGTTCTTGTGGTGAGCCTAGAGATAACCAACTGGTTTCAAATATAGAAGTAGGTCTAGTTGTTGAAGTAGATAGTCCAGCCCAAACAAGTATACCTCTACCAGCACCAGTAGTAGTTAAGTCCTCATATGTTTTATACAAGCTACCAAAGACTGTTCTACCTTCTAGACATACAGTAGCAGAGCTTAATGGAAAGTTAGTGCGCCGACTCCATCCACCTGTAGGAGTATGAAGTACGAATCCATCCAAGCAAATATCTAATCCTTTAGTTGGTACATGACACCAGTATTCTTGGTCATTAGGATTGTAGATAGCAAATGCTTTCTGAAGCGCACCATTGTTTATCTCTATAAGCTTAGTACCTAACTTAGAAGAGATATTAGTGATCTGAATAGAACTACCACCTGAATAGTTTCCAGTGACAGAATAGAAGTTTCTATCTGAACCAAGAAACACAGTACCAATACCCTGAACAGCTTCTATAGAATGAGGTGAGAAGCTACCAACATTATCTATGATTGGAACTATTTGGAAACCAGTGTTGGTTTGTAATAGTGCATCAATAGCAGATTCTCTAAAGATTAATAGCAAGTTGTTATATGGATAGAGTCCAGTGATAGCACCACCTCTAGCACTTGGTACAGCAAAGATGTTTTGTGTTCTGAACTGTTCTGGCAAACCAGCATCGGATACATAAAGAGTTTCTGGCTCATCACGTATACCAGCAAGTACTAATCTACCACCATAGCTAGCACCCAGAGAAGCTTGTGGGAAAGCTAATCTATCAAGTGTACTAATCTTCTCAGAACCAAGTTGTGTGTCTGGTATTGAATCAATAGTACGTTGACTGATGTTATCGTTTAGGTCCATACAATAGTATAGTTCACTACCCGCGCCACCATTGATATCACCCATATTCTTAGTACGATAAATTCTTCTCTTTAAAGTACCAACAGGTCCAATAGGTATATCATTAAGCTCTACACCATAGCGTGCAGTTATAACTTTCTTGTTCTTAGGAGTGTCATCATCTTCATCAGTGATACCATTTCCAAGCCAAGATACTCTATTTGATCTACCAGACATAGCAGATTCAGAACCAGTATCAGTTACAAAGCTAACAACATACTCATAAGTATTTGTGTTTTGTTCTGTATAGAAGTTAACATCTGTACTATCGAAGTAGTCTATAGCTCTAGCTCCAAGTCCAACACCATAACCAGACTCTACTGAGAATTGTAGTAGTGCTCCACCTGAGCTTCTGTTTCCATACCGGGTAAAGAGTCCTATTCCTTCGGGGCCAAAGTCCCCTATAGCCATTCCTGGGACTGACAAGCTAATAGTATTAGGACGAATAGTGAACGCCTCACGAACGTATCTAGAGCCAAAATAGACTAGGGCTGGATCTACTCCATTGATTATCATAATCATGTTGTTGTATGTGATGTAGAAAGAGTTAGGTTCATTAGCTGCTTGCTTGTGTCTGCCAGTAGCTAGTGTATAAATCTTCTGTCCTATCAATACTTTAAGATCAAGTGTGGCGCCATTCACTTGTTCAAAGAGGATGTGTTCCTTAAAGTTTCCATGTGGCTTGTATGAGAATACTGAATAGATATCTGCTTGTGGTTCAAAAGAAGCTGAGTCAGGTCCAGTGAATCTTAACAAAGCTCTATCATTGACCCAGCATTTTAATACCTGATCATAACGGAAGTTCTCTATATTTCTACTACCAGATCCACTACCAATTGGAGTGGTATCTATACCAGCTATACCTGTTTGACTATACTGTGTCATTTAATCACCCCTGGTACGTGACTGAGAACGGTCTGCTATATCCCCAAATACCAATACCCATAGAGTTTCCTTTACGAGCTATAACATTCAGGTCGTTGCTATATCTACGGACTAATAGAGTATACTGTTCTTTATACTTGTTAGCATAGTAGCTAGCTTGTGCTGGCTTGTCAAACTTAAGACATACAGACTCTAATGCTTTGAAAACAATTAGATGCTGAAACTCTGCTGGTATCTGAGGACTATCGTACTGATCTACTATAGGAGCACATTTAGATACATATCTAATAGTAGCTATGGATTCTCTAACCAAACTAGTATCTGACTCTCTATCAAAATCTACAGTAGATAGTCTTGGATAGAAGATAACTTGGCGCCGGTCATTATTTCCAATGTAGTGAGTTTGAGTTTGACCTCTATAACCACCACCGCGCTCCGAACCTGATAGGTTAGCAGCAGTTAGATAGTTAGCCCAAGTGAGTGTCTTGGTAGTGGATTCTGATCTCCAAATGAAAGGACTATCTGGATCATACTTAGCTATAACAGAAGTAGTAGGAAAGTAGTCAGCATAGAACCATTGAATCATATCTCCAGATCGACGCGCCACACCAATCAATAACCTACGATACGTACCAACAGATAGAGTTCTATCATCTGCAAAGATTAAATTGATGGTATTAGTAGCAGTTACATTTACAGTGATAGCTTGTGTTAAACCACTGGACGCACCTGTGACCATATCAACTATCTCCCAAGCAAAGTAGTATGTACCAACTGGAAAAGCTGTACCTGTGCTAGCTGTCTGTGTGACAGTGAAGTCCTGGAATGTATCTCCTTGGAATGTAGTCATAACTGGTATGTATGAAGATGGTTTAGCTGAACTAAGTTGCATGTTCAAGCCCATATCATGAGCTAGTCTAGGTGCTAATGCTAAGGATTGACCTATACGAAGTCCGCCGGGATCTCTCATATTAGACCAACTAATATCTAGTACATCAACACAATCCTCTGGTAGCTTGTAGGACTTGAACTTCAACTTCCAATCTGTAAACTCTACATCTGTACTGTCAGCATAAGCTCCTATAAATGGTAAATCCAAATAGAATCTAATATCCCAAGTAGAACCATTGTCAGTTATCTTGTAGTCAACGATAGTATAGTCGCGCCCCTCTATCTCTATAGAAGCTCCAGTGAGTTGTTCTAATAGCTGGTTAGCTACACTAGAATAGAAAGTAGGAATAGCTCCAGTAGTGGTGAGTGTTGCAAAGGTCTGACCTACTATAACAGTCAAAGGTACAGCATCTACATCCGTAGTGTTCATAAAAGTATTTAGTGCTTGTGCAGCAGACATATCTGGATAAACTGGTAGCTCTACAGACTTGGTATTAAATGTCCATACTCTGCTATACCAGATTTCAGAGTACACTTCATTGATTGTATCAGACACATACTTCAACCAACCAGGAGTTGCCTGAGGTGCAAAGTCTGCTTGGCTATTTACTCTAGCGTATAAATCTCTTGCTAACATGTAATCTCCTAAAAAGAAAAAGGCTGGCAGTTATCCACCACCAGCCCATTATACGACACTAATTTGAGGACTTATAGTCTAAGCTCAGAATACGCCTGAGACGTATACAGGAGCAGAAGTAGTGCTTCCATCCGTAGATACCAGTAAAACTCCACATGGAGGTACAGTTGCAGTCGCTTGTGAATAAGCAACAACCTGTCCAGCCGCGTGAGTAGCAGCAGTAGCACCTAGAGAGATACCAGCAGTTAAAGAGATACCTACATAAGCTGTAGCGTGATAGCCTCTAACAACGACTTGAATAACATCTCCAGCAGCAGTAGCCGCTGTAAGAGCACAACCAACTACAGGCAACGCTGTATCTGCTGTGGCCTTAATAACTGTGCAGGCTTTAAGTGAACCAGTTGCACTTGTGTCGAGGATAACCCACTCACCAGCCGCAACAGCCGCACCAGCAATAAAGCCTTCTACTTGTCTACGGCTTGAAAGATCACTGTCATCTATAGTAGTTCCAGTTGCATCTTTACCGATATATTGTACATTTCTTGAAGTAGCCATTTTATATTCTCCTTTTAGTTTGTGTTAGAATCAGACAGCATCAATCATAAGAGCTTGGCTACCGAGGTGACCACCAGCGAGTGTACCTTGCCAATTGATTTGACCAATCCAACCATCGTAACCTGAATATGCATTCAGACCAGAGAAGGAGAAGTCTTCGCCATCAACGACTTGCAGCCAGATGCCATCAAGGTTTAAGCACATAAAGCTGTTTTCTACATCAGTATCAGTTTGACCGAATCCCATATCGCGGTCAGGCATCATAACGCCACTTGAGAATGAAATACCAGAGACACCAGAAGCATCAAGTTCTTTCGCGTCAACGAAACGTTCTTGGACGAATAGCAAGTTACGGTACGCAGCGTAGGCTTCCATCTTCGCTAATGTTAAGTGGAAACGACCACCATCAGAAAGAGGAGGAGCAAGAGTAGATGCACGAGTTTCAAGCAATTGAAGGTTAGCAATTAATGTAGCAGTAGAGTGAGCATTGTCAAGGAACTGGTTACGAAGACCAGGAACAAGACCACGAGTCAATCCACCAAAGGTATTTCCAGAAGCTAAAGTAGGATCTACTGCTTCAAGGAAACCAGTTGTAGTTCCACCATAATTGAGGTTACCGTTTAGAGAAGCCATACCAGTGAGTACGCCACCTTGAACAATTTGACGATTGATAGCACGCATTGAGTTTTGGATAGCAGCTTGGTGACGAGATTGCGCTAAGTCTATGATAGCCTTATCGCCTTTGTTGGACGCGATTTCTTTTCCTGACATAGCTACTGGTACAACATAACGAGTATAGTTGAATTCAGCTTGCTGAGTCATTTCACGTACAGTTAGGTTAAGGGCTTCCCAACCAGTAGTGATTTCAGTACCAACAGTTTGATCATTTGTTTGGATAGGAACTACGTACTTGTAGCTACCATCACCATGACGAAGTTTGCCAAGTTTCTTGGAAACGGCAAGGAAAGGGAGTGAGCGGTAAAGACCATCAACGATCTGATCATGGACATCATATAGAGTCGTAGAGACTAGATCACTTGTGATCCCGGTAAATGTAATAGCCATTTGGGGTATTCTCCTTGGAATAGTTTATTTATATTTAGTTTACGAGATAAAGTCCAGATAGATCGTGTGGCTTTCAGAGTATTCACTTAGTCTAGTTGGACTGTCCTAGATTAGAGGTGAGTTCCACCGGCCATACTATACTGACATTATGTCTATACCCCTGACAGATTGTCAAGTGTATATTTCATTTGCCTGGATTATTTTTTCTCCACTGATAAGCATCATACGCATTAGTGAACTTAGGAGTTACATTTTGGGCGTTTGATCCAGTGGAAACTTTCATGCCTGCTTCACGAGCAGCTTTCTTATATGCTTCTAGTTCACGTTGTGAAACTTCTGCTTCTGCTCTAGCAGCTCTACCTTTTAGAAGATAATAACCATCCTCTGCATTAGATACTGTGCCTGATTCAATTAGCTCTACGATACCAGACTTGTATGTTTCAAAGTCAGGGTTCTGTGCTCTAAAGGTATCTAGCTGAGACTTACGAGACTCTAGTGCTTGTGCTTGTCTAGCTGGTTCTAATAGTGATTGTAGTTGTTTAGCTGCTTGCGCTTCAATGTACTTAGCTAATCCATCTGGATTATAAAGGTCTACATCTTCTGGTAGATTAGATAGTGCGGCCAAACGTTCATGTGTATCTTTAGACAATAGAGATTGTTCTCTAGATTGTAGTTCTTTAGTTTTCTGTGAGAGTTCAGTAGTTTTCTTTCTGTAGTCCTCACGTAGATTATGTACTAGTTTACGAGCATCCTCTGGTAGCGCATCAATTACAGAAGCAAAGTTTATATTAGTATGTGGGGTTTGGCTTTGAAATTCAGGTGAACTAAACTTCTGATCAATCAATGCATCTAATGATAACTCTGGTGTAACGACGGGTACAGTGGGATTATTGGCTGGTGCAGTTCCTTCCTGTGACATATGGGATCTCCTATTTGTTTATTTCAATAACATCAAATCTATATTTGTTGGCTTGGCTACTTGGCCTGGAGCTTCAACTACTTCATCTTCTGGTGCTATACCTACTTCTGGTTCAGCACGTTCAGCTTGTAAAAATTTCTTAAACTCACGAGAAGCTAAGATTTCATTAATAGCTCTAGTGATAATAGCTAGGTCAGCATCTGTTTTAGCTGTGACTATTTCAAATGATCTAAGCGGCGCATACATATCTTCCGAGTTGCAATCCTCAATCATATTCTTGATTAAGCCTAATCCTTTTACAAGGTCAACTGGTAGTTGTGTAGGTACACCAGGAGTGATCTTTACATCTGCTACAACATCAGGTGCGCCAACTAATGCTAACGCTTTGTTAACTGATTGTACTAGAGCTTTAAGTCTAGGTTCAGTAAACCTACCAGTAGGTGCTTGGCTAGATACTAATTCATCACGCTTGGCGTCTTGTTCATCAAGAACGGTAGATAACTTCTGTGCAATCTCTGAGGGTTCCATGTGTTCTCCTAGTTTAAATTGGTTGGGGATGCTGGACTCGAACCAACATATGATGGGTCAAAGCCATCTGTTTTGCCTATTAGACTAATCCCCAATATCCACGATAATAATATATAGCTTCTAAGAATAGCAAGTGCTACTACTCAGCACCCCATACTTCTCTAGCTGGTAGCATAGTTTCCCAATAGGTATCTACAGCATCAAAGTACTCTTTAGTATCTTTCTCTGCATCTTCTAAACCAGAATCCTTTACAGCATTTAGGTGTTTAAGTGTTTCCTTTTCTTCTTTCTCATAAAACCTATCAGCACGTTCAAGGCTTTCTTCAAAGTAGTGCTTAGGTAAATCGCACTCTCTAACCAATCCACGTTCAGCCATGATCTGTTCATAGTGGCGCCAGTCAGTCACTACTGTACCAAGTCCTCTATTGTAAACACCATTCAATCCAAACTTAGAAGTGTCAGTTATCTTAGCGATAACTTCCACACCTTTTCTTTTAGCTCTACGTCCACTACTAGATACAAGCATATCAGGTACAGCATTCCACTTGTAAATCTCTTCTAGCTCTTCACCAGTAGGCTGACCATTCTCATCTAATACTTGAAAGCTATATAGTCCCATCGTTAACTCCAGTGTTCATTTATTGTATAGACATTTATTGTATAGACATAAAGTGTACATACAGAAAGTGTATAGACACTTAGTGTACATTAGGGTAGTGTGTTTCTAATGGCAGAAGCAACTTGTCCGCCACCTACAGGTACAGCTTCATTTACATTCTGTGGACCACCTGGAACAACTTCATTAGGTGCTACAGTAGGAGCGGCTACAGGAACCTCTGCTTTGAAGTCTGAGGGTAGATCGAATGACTTAACCATATAGTCTAGGAGTTTATCTTTGGACACTCCTAAAGCTTCTAGAGGACCAAGTAGAGCTACTGCATTCTGTCTTTGCATAGCTGCTCCAATAGGTGTACTTGCTTGATCAGCAGCAGAGAATCTAAACTTGCCAATGAAGTCATCAGCTACGATTGTAATAGCTTGATTGTCTACAGTGATAGTTTCTTTGTCATCATCACTAGTCATAAGTAGGAAAGCAATAAGTCCAGAGTATACTTCTGCCATAGATTCAATAGCTCTGTCACGAATACGAGCCAGTTTACCAAGCTCACTAGAAGTGTACTGTGTTATAGCAGCAACCTCTGTAGCAGTAGCATTAGTAGCTACACCTTGTGTGAACTGTCCTAACATAGAACCAGTAGTTAAATCTTTCTCTACTAGAGATTCGTAGATAGAGAAGTCCGGCGATAGTGTTGTGTTCGGAACTGGTAGTATAGCTTGTGTAATAGGTATTCCATTGGGTACATCTATTTCAATGATAGCACCATCTCTGTTCTCAGAGTAGATAGCTTTGGCCTCATCATCAAGTGTACCACGTACAGAAAATGCTTGTCTGGATTCTTTACGAATACCATTAGCCCAAATAGTACGTAGGTTAATCTTCTCAATGATAGAATCGTATAGACGGTATAGAGTTGATTCACCTTGTAGTGGAACATCAACAGCTTTATAGAAGTACATTGGAACTAATGGAACGAGTGGGCGCCCATTGAATTTTCTAAATGGTATAGGAGATACACACTCAATAACTTTATCTGAACGGTCAGCATTTCTAGAGAAGAAGATTAGTTCGTCATTGATAAGATCGTAGAGTTCATATACTTCTATGTAACCAAGTGTACCTGTAGCTGCTCTTGGAACACCAGCTTGTGATTGAGTAGATGGATTAGTCAGGTAGTTTTTCTTCATAGCACCAGTGAATCTAACACTCCATCTCTTAGATGCTTCCTTAATTGGTAGCCAGTATCTATGTCCTATGTATCTAGAGTTCTCAAACTTATCAGCATCGAAGTCTACTACGATATCCCAGGGATGGATTGGACGCATATCTACTTGGTCAATAACAGAATCTACTTGTTCATCTGGTAGTATAGCTAATTTCCAAAAGCTAAATGGATAGATAAGTGCGCCGGACATTGTACGTTCAATGATATCTGACTGGTCAAATAAAAACCTATTGACTACAGCTTGAACAATCTCAGGATTGCCTTTGCCCTTTAAGTCTCCACCACAAATAATAGCTGGAGCTTTAGGATATAGGTTGCTCATGAAGCCTTCTATAACAGAGTGTGCTACAGCAGGTTCAATAATTATCTGGTCATTAAAGCGTAAACCTATCTGATTAGTCTGACTACGAAATAATTGTTGTTTCATCATGTTAGTTAGGTTGTTCATTGTGCCTTGCTTAGAAGCCCAATAAGCTTCATGTGAGCCAATGATTTCGTTGATCTCATTAAGATCGAATGTAGATTTACTCATGTGTTACCGTCCTCTGATAGCGTTTAGGATATTAACTGGCTTGCTTTGTTGTTTCTTATTCCAGTTCATAAACTGTTTAGTGACTGGATCTATTGGTACTTTAACATACTTCAGTGCTTCTATTGCTAGAGCAAAAGCTATAACTTGGTCATCATGCATTCCATCTGGATGCTTAGGTGCATTGTTAGATTGTGAAGATTGTAGCATTCGTAGTTCTGTTAGTGTAAGAGTGTCTATGTTGCCAATAGTATTCTGGTTTATCTGTGTACGCAAGTGCTCATACAAAGCTATCTTAGAAGACTGTGTGGTTACAAAGGCTGACCAGTTATTATACTTGTTAGCAAGTAGTAGTTGTTCAAAGCCATGACCATGATTGTTTTGTTCAAAGAGAATGTAAGCATCATTGTACTTCCGGGCCAATTCAACTACACGAATACCAAAGTCATGGATACTTTGTTTGTTAGAAGATATCTTAGCTACTATAGAGTTGTCTAACTTGTTAACTACACATGCTACTGAGAAGTCATTGCCAGTGCCACCAGCAGGATCTACTCCTATAGAATAGTTCATACCAAATACAGGTGGTACGAATATCATTTCACCATAGGCTTGGGATTTATAAGGTGTGCTGAATTGTTCTAACTGTTCTACTGTGAAGTAGCATCTATCATCTATGGTCCAAGCTTCATCTATAGTTAAAGGGTATTCTCTTCTAAAGAGTGGTTCTGATTGCATCTCTGCTATCTTATGTCGGCGCCAACTAATCTGTTCAATTGAAAGATTATGCTCCTTCATTATCTTTAACTCATACTCATTAGGCTCTACTAGCTTATCAGAACTATACTCAGGGAATGTACACCAGGGCATAAAGATAACATGCCAGGACTGATTGTATTCATTAGCGCGCACAATCCTATGTAGAGCATCATCATAGTAGTTAGGTGTAGACTCAATGATAATACTACCTTCGTTGATAGAAGCTATTAGAGAGCTAAGATAGGATTCAGCATTGGAATAGAAAGCATACTCAGATAAGTGTGCCATGTTAAGTGTATAGCCACGGTCCTGTGAATCTGCTTTAGCTGTCATAGCTAGTATGTTAGTACCATTAGAAGCAAACTGCATTCTAGATACTGTGTCTACTGAGAGTGTACGCTTTAGTGGTTTAGGTAGTAGTGAGTAGAATCGTTTGTCTATATCTAATAGGTTAAAAGCAGACCGCTCCTTGTTTGATACAACTGCTGTAGAGATGACTTCCCTAGCAGTTAATGCTTGCCAGAAACAAAAAGCACGCACCACAGTAGAGATACCCATTTGACGGGACTTTATGACTATGATGCGTTTGTGTTGTTCTAATGCTCTAATCAAAGCTATCTGTTCATCAGTGATCACATCACCAAACTTACAGAGCTTTCCATTCTTATTCTTGATTGTGAGTCTACCAATAAACTCAACTGGATCCACAAGGATCTCATCTAGTGGGCTTGACATTCATCACCTCAAGATTTCTTAGGTGAAGTTATCCAAGCATCTAGTTCCGAATCAGTTGTCTTGTTGCCAGCATCTAGGTCTTTAATTATATCCTTAGCTAATACCATAAAGGATAACAAATCGGATGGTCTAGTAGACTTCCAATCATTTGTTTCCAGTGCAGAGTAGCATCTGTTTATAATAGTCTCACATGTTTCTAACATGCTCTCTAGTCTAGCTGAGTTTGATTTCTTTGACATCTTCTTAGGCTCCTTAGTTTTGTACTTCTTCTTAGGGACTAGTTCCGGGGCTGGATTGTTAGCCATCAGTTCATACAAATTGTTAATAGCTTGCTTTCTAATATTAAATATGTCTCTTAGTCTCTGTGCCCTAACAGACATTATAGCTCTACAGTATCTTATCCTAGCACGAATAGGTTCTAAACCACCTCTACCACCATCAGATTTCTTCTTCATAGGTTAGCCTCAGACTTGGCAGGCTTCCCATTCTACTACAGTAGTTTCAATAGAAACGTTTACATCTGGTTTGAATAGCAAATAGATTCTACCGCTAGCAGTTGAGAGCAAAGTTAATAGTGCTGAATCTACACCTGCATTAACAACCAATGTATCTATATCAAATACTACTGTATAGCTAGTGCTACCATTAGATACTACTGTACCAACTGCATATCCAAGGACTGCTTGGCCGGCTGGATCAAGACATACTTTCATAGTGCAACTTGTGAGAGAGGTAGCACCTAATCCTAATACAACTGTACGAAGATTAATACCAGCGCCAACACCATCACCATTAGGAGTGAGTAGGAAGTGTCCGTTAGTAGGTCCAAGAGTGTTAGCTGAAACTGCTACACCAGACCCGATATCATTGAATAGTTTATTAGATACTAGTTTAACTTGCTGAGATAGTGCCATGTGAATGACTCCTTAGTTAGATTGGATATTGAATTTCTTTAGTCTGTCAGTACTATTCTTAAAGTGCTTAGCTATATTAGCTATACCAACTCTAATGAGATCACGTTCAGTGGCATTAAGGTTTGGATCTTCTAGGAAGTCTAAGCGTAGATAGTAGTAGGCAGATTCTTCTGAGTATAGTTCGTACAGTTTAGTTTGGTTTAGATTGTCTGCGGCCCCAGCATCTGCTAATTCAGAACCAGGAGCTAATTCATTGTATATAATAGTAGTTCCTTTCTGCAAGGATAACTCGGTTATCTTCTCTAGTAGCTGTTGAGTTATAGGACGTTTCTCCCATGAACCCTTAATAGATTGTAGTGGTGGCTGGAACTGTTCATATACCATAGTGTCATAGAGTTGTACTCCTACTCTTGGAATAGAACCACCATTAGAAACTTTGTGAATACTAACCCGACTAACCTTTGTGCCGATTAGGATATTGATTAGTATCTGGTATATCAATGAAATATCTTTAAAGGCTTCTACTACTACAGTATCTTTAGACTGGCTATACCAGTTTATCAATGCTTGTACTATGAAGTATATTAATAGACCTGTGCTACTTAGTCCAGTTAAGTCACCAAGGCTAAGAGCTTTCAATGCTGATATAAGTGCTGGTGCTAAACTAAATAGCCACTCCATTATTTACCTCCTATGGATTGAGATACTTCGCGTCGAACATTCTGTTGAGCCTGTTCTATAGTAGGAATAGGTGCTACTTGCAGTATTCCTGCTGTGCGGAGGATATCATACGTAGGTGTAGTTTGGATATCTGTACCTGGTTTCATACCATCAACATCTATAAGCTGTAGTATACTAGAATAGTCTCTAAGTGATCTCTGAACACCAACTACTTTGAGTGTTTCCATAATAGCTTGCCAAGCTACTTGTGACTCTGGTTGTATTTTGTAGTAGTAGCCATCAAAGGTAGTGACTCCAGCTCTAGGGTCATCAGCTACCATCTCAATAGCTAGTAGTGAGTTGAGATCATTCCACATACCAGATGCTTTAGCCCAAGCAACAAAGCGTGGGTCGAGCCATGTGATTGTATCTTCATTCTCTAATTGTATTTTGACACCAAATGTACTTTGAGTAGCAAGCTCTGTAGCAACCAGCACTGGATTGGCGTTAAAGCGGGCTATAAGATTCTCTGTAGCTTTGCTGATAGTCAGTGCGTCTGGCTTCTCAGAAGAGCCCACAACGGCACTCATGACTGCGAAGAAAGACATTGTATCCATAACCTGTGCAGCAGCTTCAAGCGTTGGCATAGAGGGAGTATAGACAGCTAGTCTTTGTTTGTCCTGACCATCTATTAGAGCTATGAAACTACGTGAATCTTTATAGTCTTGAATGTCTGGATTGATATGGTCCTGAAACATTTTAGTTGCTGTGAACTTAGATAGCTTAGCCATACGTACTATCTTAGCTGGGTTATCTATGAAAGCTACAGCAGTTTGTACTAAGTTTTGTCTCATGAATCTATAAAACCAAAGGTATTTAGCTATGTACTTTCTTTCAAAACCAGTTAGGTCATTGTAGTCAAAGAGTGCGCGCCGAGCTACTTCGATTGCTTGTGGTTCAGACATACCAGAACGTAGAGCTTCTGCCATAGCTTTCTTTCTATAAGCTAAGTCCATCTGTTGTGCAAGCTGATTATATGTACTAAGACCATCAAAGCCTACATGTTTAGCTAGGTTTTTAAAGAAGCCACGTTTCATTTCTACAGTGCCACGTAGAGTAGTACTATTATATTCTACCATATCTCTAAGCATATTAGTTTTAATCTCAGCACTAATTGTAGAACTATTTACTCCACCTTCCATCATGAGAGCATCTAATTCAGAAGCAGTATATGATCTTCCACTAGGTGTAACAACTAATTTTTCAGGTAGTAGATTATAATCAGTCATGAAACTAAATATACTTTCTCTACTAGTGAGTGTTGTATGAAGAAGCATTGGGCCAGATATATAGTTCTGAAAATGGTAGACTAAGTTTGGTGCAAAGCCACCACCAAGTAGGTTGTTCTTAATGAAGTTAGGAAGTCCATTAAAAGCAAATTCTTTACTGTCATAGAATACTACAGTCATCCATTGTAGTATCTGTGAAACAACTCCAGTGTTTATATCTGGACCTAGTTGAGAGATAGCTTTCTGTATACGCTCTACAGCAGGTAGTGTTGTAGCTTGTAGTGACTGCATAACAGCTATACGTTCTGCTTGTGGTAGAGAATTTAACCAACGCACATCCTTTAAATACTCAAAGGAAGTGAATGCTTTTTCTATATCTTTAAGTGGTACAGCGTTAGAAAGTATTCTAGACACTTCAGATAAATCATATAGACCTGAACTATCTAATACGTCATAAGCAGATTTACCAGTTGTAAAGAAGCCTCTTTTAGCTTGATCATATAGTGAAGCACTCCATGCTCTAATCTCTGTGTCAGTTAGTGCTACGTTAGTTTGACCAACTAGAGTATTAAAGATATTGTCGCCGGGTGTTTCAATGACACTACTCTTCCAGATATGTCCATTGTGAGTCTCATATCCAAGAGGTTTAATGATTCTAGAGATTAGTTTTTCTTCACTTTTTGTTAGCTCAGAGATACCAACCTGACCTATATCTTGATGACCAGCAGTAGCTATTGTTTCTTTAAGTTTAACAACTAATGCTTCAACGTGAGTAGGAGGAGAATAAGATACTCTTAAAGATGTAGAGTAGATGTAGTCATCTAATACAAACTGTTTTAATAGCTGTTGTATATTATTGGTAGCTACTAGTTCTCTAATCTCTTTAGCTGGTGAACCAGATTGTTTTATTAATCTCTGTGTTAGATCACCAGTGATAGATTGAGTTAAGTAGTCTTGTGTATTCTTTATAGCAGCATCAATAGAGTTAGGACTTAAAGCTCCTGAACTAGAGATTAAGCCAGCACGTATGTCTTTAACTGCATTCAGTTGATACTGTTGTACATAGGTAGCATATAATGGTACTGCTTGGTTATCAGCAAAGAGTGGACGTAGACCTTTAACCTGAGCAGGAAGTTCTACTCTAGCTAGGTCTGGTAGTTGTACACCTGTAGCTTTAACGAAGTCACCAAGAGGTCTACCTTCTAGGAGTTTAGATGTAGCGCCCACTATTCTAAGTCTTTCAACATCAGTAGTAGCTTCTTTATAAGCTCTAGCTAATTGACCTAGTATAGTATCTTGTAGACCTTCATCTTTATAAATATCTTCTAGGTTATCTACTAGTTGTTCTTTCTGTAGAAGGTGTTCTGTTTTAGTACCACTACGAAGTATTTGTGTTTCTACAACTGAATCATATCCACCATAGAGTGCAGCTATATAGTTTACCCAAAAGCTTTCATAGTCAACTACTAAACTACCAGCATCACCATATCTAATTTTGAATTGGTTAAAGATAGTTGCGGCCAATGCTTCATCATGATTGCTACCAGATGCTTGTAAGAACTTGTCATAGTCAGACTTGTACACATCACTAATAGCTCCAAGCCTAGTCACTAGAGTAGTTCTAGTATAGCTTTCTAGTGGAGACATAATAGTACGTTGTAGTTGGTTAGGTGCATAAGCTACTAGTACAGGTGATACATAGTCCTTCCATAGCTTTTTAAAGCCAGTAGGTCTAAGCATTGTAGGATTGAATGTGGCCTCAAGATTCAGTTTAGTGACAGCAGCTTTGAACTTCTCACTAATACCAGCAGAAGATTTAATGACTTGGTCTGTTCTCTTAGCTAGTGTAGATAGTTCAGTGATGGTTTGTCCGCCTGCTGATTTGCTAGCATAGTACCCAACCAGATTATCTACTATAGTATTTAGTTCTCCTCTAGTGATTGGTATAGATGTAACTGTACCAGACTTCTTAGCAGCTTCTACAGCATCATAGATTTTAGTTCTAAGCAATACGCTTCTAGGTATAGCATCAGCTATTGCATTAATAGTAGCTTCAGGGATTTCTCCATTGAAGTTCTCTACTAGTTTCTGTAGTTCAACCATAGGTGCTTTGGTTCTAAGATCAGTTAGGAAAGGTTTTACACTTTGAGTTGGTATAGCTACAGTTGGAGTGAGCATAGTCATCTCTCTACCAGGAAGTATACCAGTAGCTATAGCTTCATCTACTTTTCTTTTAACAATGTTGGATGCGATAGTGCGGCGCAGATTATTATAGTCAACTGGATTAACTACTTCTACACCACCAATAATTTGGGTAGCACCTTTACGTCCATAGTTAGCATCTCTAGTGGCTATAGCTTGTTTGATGAAACGTTTCCAAGCAAGAGGTGTATCTCCTAATGGTAGTTTAGTGGCAACCTTGCCAGCCTCTTCTATACCTCCAGTGATATCATTAAGTCCTAGTGATTTAGCTTTAGCCATAAAGTCATCATATGCTTTCTGTACATTTGCAGGGTCAGCTACTAATGCTACTCTAGATTTAATGTAGTCAGCAAATCCTCTTTCTGAACGGATACCATCTAAGTAGTCTGGATCTACTAAAGCTAATACTCTAGCTACAGCATTTGGTTCTTCTATTAAGTCTGCATTATGTATAGCTATATCTCTTAGGTCGAGAAGAGAAGGGTCCGCCGCACGTAGTTCATCTACAGTACGATCACTAAGAGCAAGTACTTTCTTAATAGCACTATGCTCACCAGCTTCTGTAAGGTCTACACCTAGAACTTTTAATCCACCAGTAGCTAATACTTTTGTACTACCTTTAGCAAGGTCAGTAATACCAAGGTCTGCTGGCATTAGAAAGCCAGCAGCTAGTCCCATGTACCAACCAATATCATCAGCAGCAGATCCAGGCTCAGCACCAAAGTATCTAGCTATGTCACTACCAGATTTCTCTAATCCTTCACCTTTAGCTATTCTACTAGATAGTTCATCGGTAAATGATTTATCACTACCAAGTCCTTTAGCTATACCAGCACCTACTAATGATTCAGGTGCTACAAAACCTCTTAGGGTAGCAAAGAGTGGCGTCTCATATAGACCTGCATCAGTTGGTTTAGAGATAGCAGAGACTACACCAGCTCTAGGGTCAGCCATAGTTTTGTCACCACCTTCGGCAACAAACTTTTGGTATTCAGTATTAAGTTCTGGATCAACCCAGTCACCAGTCTCAATGATGTTCTTAGTAGCACGAGCTATGTTCTTCATAGAGTAGAAGTGTGTATCTACGGGTGACCAGTTATGGAAGTCGTTAGTATAGGTGCGCGCAGTATCTAAGAACTGTGCTTCATCTATACCAGGGAACTCTGCTTTGTGTTCTCTATAGTAGTTAACAGCATCCCATTCACCTTGTTGTTTACGAGTAGATACTGACTTCTCATACTCATCAATCTGTGACTGAGACATAATCTCTTGTGGTCTAAATGCATCTACTATTTTATCTGGTACACCTGGAATCTTATCTACTATGTTAGCTAATGGACTCCATGTAGCAGAAGCATCTGGTGCTCTTGGGGTAGAGAGAGTGCGGCCGACATATCCACTAATAGATTGTCTTTCACTATCAGTTAAAGCTTTCCCTTCCTGTAAAGCCATCTCCTCAGACTTAGCTAAAGCAGCTTGTGCAGCAGCATATAGTTTAGCTTGGGTATCATCAGGTGTGCGTGGAGAACGTAGTCTAATATCCTCTTGGGTAGTAGCTGGTTGTGCCGCTTGTACTTGCTTAAACGGCGGGGCTTCTGGAGCATATGCAACTAAGAACTTTTTCTTTAATAGAGTAGGTTCATAGCCATATACTTCATCTCCTATCTTAGCTCTAGCTTGCTCTACAAAGTAGTCAAACTCATCTCTGTTAGCATAGCCAAGAGACTCTACTTCTAGGTCTGACAGGTTGATTGGGTTCATGTTGTCCTCACGCTTTTAGTGCAGCTAGTTCTCTTTTGATTTTAAGATTATCAGTTTGGTGGTAGAGATCAGATACTTGTGGATTGGATACTATACCTACGAATGATATAGCTTGTTGGTATTTGTCTGGATCTACTAGTGGGTTGATAATCTTAGATATGTTTGATTGGATTTGTGAAGGGGTTGCGCGGCTTGATTGCTTTGCTAGTTCTGTAAGTTGTGATCTCTCTGCTTTAGAGAAACCATTTAGTTGTGTATCTATACCTTGGGTTAGTTGTTGGGAAGAAGGTGCGCGGCCTAGTTTCTCTTTCACTACTGTAGATGCTTGGGCTACAACATCAGGTGCTACTTTATTGGTAGCTCCTAGTCTGAGTATAGTTGCATCATTAAATGAACGACTATTTGAAGCACCATCTCCCATACCTTCATCTTCTGGTGGTAGATCTCTTTTGTTTTTAGGGAATGTAATAGGACCAGTTTTTATTTTAACATCAGCAGGACCAAGCACTTTATCCAGTTGAGTAGCTGTTAGGTGTGTAATGTATGGAGCTAGATATGGTTGTGACTTAGTTAGTTCACCAAGTAGACGCATAGATTCTTTGAGTTTACGTTTGGTTTCTGGATCAATAGTGTGGCCGCCAGATTCATCACCTTCATAGTTAGAGAGAGCTTCACCAAACTCAGGGATACTAAGTTCATCAGCATCCTTTAAGAAAGGTGTACCTTTCTCATCGTAAGATACAACGACTTTCCCATCAGTAGTTATAAAGCCTGGGAGTCTTTCATTAAACTTAGCTACCATAGCTTCTGGCAGATGTACTGGAGATTGGTTGTTCATATCCAAGGTACGTAGTTCTTTGTCAGTAATAGGTGCGCCCGAAGCTGCTTTCAAAGCTACTTGTTTGCCTCTAGTATCCAATGGTAGTTGATCTATGATAGCTTGTTGTTCTTCTGGAGACTTGCCTTGTAGTTCTTTATAAATAGTCTCTGCTGAACTGATACCAGTTTGTGTCTTAGCATCACCATGGAGTTTACGAGTGAGATAACGTGCTTTATTGATAGCATCCTCTATAGTCTGAGACTCATCAGAACCATCCATAAGTTTACGTTTCTGTTCATCAAGTGCAGCTCTACGTGTTCTTAGTTCTGCCATAGACTTAGCATACTCACCATCATGTAGTGTCTTTAGTGAAGAAGTATCTAAGAGTTCTGTGTCTTCGATAAGAGTTTGTATTTCTGAGGAGATAGTAGGTTTGTCCGCAGAGTTCTTTTCAACTGCTGAAATGAATTTATCTAGTGAATCAAATTCTGTAAAGAATGCATCTGCTTTCTCAGGGTCTTGAAGATGCATTCTGTTATAGGCCGCAGCTAATAGATACTTCTCATAAGCAGGAGTTCTACCATCAGCCAAGTCAATAGCTAATTGGTCAGCACCTAAAGCTTCTTTGTCTAGTCCAAGTAGAGCTTGTGCTCTTTCTCTTCTGGTTAAGAGAATGTCCTCATCAACACCACGAGTAGATCCATTTCCAGTACTAGACGGAATAGAGATACCAGCTTTCTTAGTAGCTGCTTCCTGAGCAATCATATCATCAGAGGTCATACCAGCATCTGCTACTTTAAGGTCTTGTAGTGTTTTAGATATAGCACTAGAAGCTATGTCATTATCAGATAGGATTGTATTAATAGGTGTGCCGGGTTGTTGTTTAGATAGCCATTCACCACCAGCTCTTTTAAATGCATCTACTACTGCTTGTCTTTGAGAAGGAGTTGTGGCCGCCTTTATCTTAGATTCAAATGCTTTTGCCCATAGATTTTTCAAGTATCCAACCGCTGTGTCAGATACAGACTTAGGATCTGATGTAGAGAATACACCAGGACCAAATGAACCAGCTTCGGTTAGAGCAGCACTAGCAAGCTCAGATGACTTAGCTCTTTCACGAGAAGCATCATCATCTATCTGTCTTTCTTGTCTAGACTTCTCAATTGCAAGATCAGTTTGTGAAGCAATAGTAGCTACACGTACAGCTTGGTTAAAGTCTATGTTAGCTTTAGCAATATCAGTTTGACCCTTGGTGAGAGCACCTAAGAGTTCGTAGTCTGATTTGACTTGTTCACGCTGAGTCTTACGTAGACCATCTTCCATTGTACGTAGAGTAGTTTCTTCTCTAGCAAGCAGGTCTAGTTCTGCTTTACGTTGACCAGGAGTCTTTAGTTCCTGTGAGAGTATAGCTTGTAGGATAGTTTCATATTGTGCGCGTTTACGTTCAAAAGCTAATTGGGATTGTTGTAGGAACCATTCACTGTTTGTAGCCATTGTTTATGTCCTCTTATAAGATCAGCGGTAGAGTGCTAGGATTTCTTTAATCTGTTCTTCTGTCTTGCCTTTGGCTTTCAGAGAAGCAGTAAGTGCGGCCTCATCAATCACAGATTGAGGTGCTGGATTAGTACCAGTATAAATACCAGTGTTGCCAAATGTTTGCTGACGGTCTTCAGCTTGTGTAGCAGCTTGTGAGCCAGACATTAAACCGAGAGTTACAAATGACTTAGCTGATTCACCTATCTGTTTGTTACGAGCACGCTGGTCTGCTTTGAGTTGTTCAACTTCTTTAAGTTGTTCCTGTTCACGCTGACGATCGGCTGCTAGTATTTGTCTATCAAGTTCCGATTGCTGTCTACGAATAGATTCATCCTGAGCTACTTGACCTACTTGAAACATACCAGGAGAAGTACTATCCCATGTACGAAGTGTATCAGCTTGGCGCTGGTAGAATTCTTTCTGAGCAGATTGGATTCCACCCTGAGATAAGACTTGAATCTCTTGAAGCTGGCTTGGAGTTAAGCCAAGTTCACCTGCTGATTTAAGTTCAGTTAGTTCTTTAATACGTTGCTTACGTTGCTTATCTAGTTTGGTTGGAATAGCTGTAACAATAAAGTCAGTGAGTCCATTGAGAATCCCACCAACTAAGTTTACTGTTTCTCCAATGTATCCACCACCAGAACTACCACCAGAAGTAGATGCACTTCCAGTGGATCCTAAAGCCGAAGATGCTGCTGCTGCTGCTATTGGTACCATTAGTTTCTCCTCTATAACAGATAGTATACTCTATGTATACCCCACTTAGTCTAGCTGAATAGATCTATTTCTTCAAGCCGTAGCTATCTCTATACCAGCCAGAACCATTTAAGATAAAGGATGATTTAGAGATTATGTATTTGGCAGTACGGTTATCGGGTAGAGTTATAAAGTCTGGGCGCTCAGCTACTTTGAAATTCTGTTCGATGACTTCATTGGTAGGTTGGCCTGCTTCATCTAAAACTACATACTCATAGATCATCCAAAGATCCTAGTGAGTGCAGAAGAGATTCTGTCTAGTGTTGGGTCTAATAGATTCAGTGCAGGAGTTAATGCTGCTAGTACTAATAGTATTGTGGCTATGGTACCAGTGATAAAACTAATTGCTATCAAGGACAGGGTAGTCATTTAGTCTCCAGTTGTTTAAGTATGTATATGATACCAGTATCTGTAGTGATTGGATCACTTAGTAGTATATAGTTATTGTGTAGTAGTTCTAGTATTTGTTTGGGGAGGGAAGAATGTTGGCGCCGAGATTCTAAAATGTAGTCTTCAAGAACTTTAAGATTTAACATCTGTCACTTCCTTTTGATGTTTACTTATATGTTTACTGAAAATATATTCACGGAATAAATCAGCTCTACAATAGAAAGCTTCATCAGGTTCACCACTAAAACTCATAACTGGGCCAGTAGTTTCACAACCATCTGAGAATTCTACAGTTAGATGACCCATTCTTTTAAGAACTGTTCCATCATGTTCATGAAATGCTTTGATAAGATCATAGTCTGGTTCTATTTCAACTAATGTAATTGTGCTAAAAATCTTCATTGTTTCTGGATTCATGATTGGTTTCCATTGGCTAAGTTGTGAAATTGTATAAATTGGGATTCGGTTTCTGTTTTCATAGTAGCTATTTCTTCTGGAGTTTTAAACATTCTCCACTCTTCAAATAGATGAGACACTCTATTCATCTGATCTTGTACCCAAGTATCTAAGTCTGTTGTACGAGCTATACGTACCTGAACAAGATTGAAATATTCTAATCCATGAGGTTCATCAAAACCTTTTTGAATCTCTTGAAAGATATTCATGATTGGCTATCTCCTTTTACGATTGCGAGTACATCAGTTTCTTTAATGATAATATAAGTCTGTTCATCATGCTTTACTTCTGTACCACTGTATTTACCAAGTAGGACAATATCTCCTGGCTGTACAGAGAGTGGTCTAAGTGTACCATCCAACTGAACTACACCATTACCGACTGCTATGATTCTAGCTTGCTGTGATTTCTCTTGGGCTTGGGTTGGAATATAAAGGCCGCCTTTAGATTTTTCCTGAGCTTCAATGCGTTGTACTATTATATTTTCATAGAGTGGTTCTAAGTTCATCTGGTTTGACTCCTTGTTGGGTAATGGAAACTGAGGGCTACGATCCCTCTACCTCCTGCGTGCAAGGCAGGCGCTCTACCGATTGAGCTAAGTCCCCGTAGAGTAAAACAACAAGCCTCTCACAACTTGCTGTTCAAGATAGAATTAGGAAACCAATCCTCTATCTTCTCTATGCCTCATTATAATACCTATGTCGCTATACGTCAAGCACAGAAGCTCTGGTGAGGACGAAGTTTTACAGGTATTTTTTCTACAACAGGTCTTTTGTTTGGTAGTGCTGGTTCGTAACTACCTCTGTGTAGAGCTTTAATATCTTGGACTATAAGGAACCATTCTCTCTTACAAACATGAAATTTACTTGGGAATGTAACAGACCCAGAAGCAGAACCTTTGGACACAAAATACTTGAAACCAAATACTCTTTCACCATAGTAGAGAATAGATGCATCATAGATAGTGGTGTCTCCAATGCTGACTTGGTTGGTAAACTGAGGATCAAACATTGACTGCCTCAAGGATAGTTGCTTTGATAGACTCAACCATCTTGGCACGTAGTCTTTCAACCTGACGTACAGAAACACCAAGGTGCTCAGCAGTCTGTTGCACAGTAGCTCTTCTAATAGGTGAGAATAGTCTAGCTATCCATTGTTCCTGGTCAGTACCAGTGCGAATGATGTTAGCTATCTCTCCGAGGACAATCAATTCAAGTTCTTCCATTTCATCTAACTCCGGGGCTGCAAGGTGTTTGGTATGTTTTTCTTTAAGCTCAACAGTACGTGAGGCTTTGTTTCTTAGAGGGTTCACTTTGTTCTTGTACCAGTTAGAGAAGGCTTCTAGTGTGTATGCGTATGGATGGGTGGTGGCCGCAATTCCCTTCTCTAATGAATCATAGCAATCAACTAAGAACTCTGCTGATACTAACTGGCAACGTGTAATCAAACTCATCTCTGAGTATTCAGTAAAGACCACCATTGTATCCATAAAAGCTTTGGCCTTAGAAGCACTGTGTCTGCGTGGTTGGGTGTCTACTAGTTTGAAACCATCAGCTTGGTATCCATAGGGTCTACTGAATAAACTCCAGTAGTAAGCTAGGGCTACTGACACATCTGGGATGGTACCATTCTTGGTGACTGGTCTACGATTAAATATGGTATTTTCTAAAGTCTGGTTCATTTGGTTTCCTAGTAGGCTGGGGTGAGAGTGCCTATCTAATTCGAAGTATACTAACCTAGTGTCTGTATGTCAAGTCGCTTTACGACATTATCTTATAGAGATAGTTGGGCGTTGAGTTTGGTACGTAGTCTCTCTAATCTTCTGTAGTAGGTTTGTTTGTGAACCCGACCTGATGGCATATCTACTTGAATAGAAGACTTGGGCGCATCCTGTATAAAGGTTAATGGTACTAAACCAAGCTGGCTGTATACTAGGTATACTTCGTCAGGAGTCAAGTTGTTAAAGCTAATGTTTACTGAGTATACATCTGTAGGTGTAGACTGTGTACACACTTCCTCTAGAGACTCAATAAATTCCTCTACTGTAGCGGGAGGAGCTTCTGTTTTAAAGTTGTAGGTTGATTCAAACCATTCGGCCCAATCCATTCCCTTAGTAGCTTTATGATCTAACCACATAAAAGGACATTTGGTTGTACAGCCAATAAACTCTATAGCTTCAAAAGCTAACTTGTCATTCTCAGATAGGTTTGTGTAGTAGTTAAAGGACTTGGTCCAGGTATTAGTAGTAGATAGCATTGTTCAACTCCTTGTTGATGTACATAGTATACTGAGTATACATTTGATTGTCTAGTAGTATGTGTACTGAGTATACATTTATTTACATGACATAGGGATAATAAATTATTTTCAATTATTTTTAGTTCTGATGTCGCAACAGCACTACCTAATGTGTCTTATATAGATGTAGGGAAAACGGACTGTGTCAACCCCTATAGAGAACAAGATGAGATTGATATACTGAATAGCTTAATACTGAAGGCGTCTTACGACGCCAGTTCAGAGATTATCTTCTAGGTATACAAGTACACTACTAGGAAGCTGGTCCAACCCAGCGACCCACTACTAAAACTACAGTGTTCATGTTAACCTATATGTGGCCCTCACTTGAAGTTCGGTCCACTAGTACGTAAACTAAAACTACTACAGCTTAACAGAACTACACTTATAGGGCTTCACAGTTATAAGAACTGTTCGCCCACTATCCCTTTACAGAACTACATATCCCTACAAGCTAAACCATATAGGACTACAAATGACTACTAAACTAACAGACATTATAGAAACAACTACTGATACTCTAGAAGTAGTACAGTCAGTTATAGATACTGCTTCCCTAATAGCTAATAAAATACCAGATGCTCTACCTGCTGAAGCTAGACTTGCTGGGAGAATTGCTGCTCTGAATAGTCTACCCTCTACACCTCATAGAAGAAGACTACTAGCTAAACTAACTGCTCAACTAGCAGCTTTGGAGACTACATGATAGATAGAAAGGTATTCTTTGATTCAGTTAGACATAGTATCTTTGGTGGCAAACTAACTACTGGTCAAGTATCTGGTTTAGAATCTATACTAGACTATTGGGAATCTGAGAAGCTAACTGACCTTAGACAGTTAGCGTATATACTTGCAACTACAGCATGGGAGACAGCTTGGACTTGTCAACCTATTAGTGAGATTGGTTCTGATACTTATTTCTTTGGTATGTATGATAAGGGCGGCACACGTCCTACTGTAGCAGCTAGACTTGGAAACACAGTTCCAGGTGATGGAGTTAAGTATTGTGGCAGAGGATTCGTGCAGCTTACTGGGAGAACTAACTACCAAAAAATGTCTGTAGTCACTGGTGTAGATTTAGTTAACAGTCCTGACTTAGCTATGAGATTGGATATTGCGGCGCACATCCTATTCTATGGAATGGAACATGGAACTTTCACAGGAAAGAAACTCAGTGACTATTTCAACGAAACCAAATGTGACTGGACTGGAGCTAGAAAAATAATTAATGGGACAGATAAAGCTACAGAGATAGCTGACATAGCTAAGAAATTCTACGCAGCTTTATCCCTACAAGCTAAAAGGGTAAGTCTAGATTGTCTTCATTAGGCTCTATAAACGTTCTACCAGAGAACGTGGACTCTGTATCCTCCAGGCTTTCAAAGTCTCTCCTAGAGCTTATTACGTAGTCCTCGTAGGCCAACCAACTACGACTTACATCATCACCATACTTCTCAATCTCTTCTCTATCAAAACCATAGAACTTCATATTTACTCCAGAGGTAGAGGGAAAAACTACCAATGAAGAGGAGTGCCGTGAGGCACCCACTTGTATAAAAGAATATCCTTCTGATAAAGTACAACCAGATTTACCTCTGTGTTCTTTGACTCCGACACAGGGGTATTTCTTTTTTTATATTTATTTTCAATAAGTAGTTGACTAGATACAAACGCTAGTGTTATAATCTTTTCATCAGGAGGACAGATGATTGGTTTAGTTATAGGTATAGTCGCACTGATATACTTAGTTAGTGAAGCAATTAGAAATAGAATAGAGCTATCATCTTTAGCTCTTGATAAACTAGAAAGGATGTACAGATATGTTGGTTGATTTTTCCTGTAAAGTATGTAAGAGAGTAGAAGAGTATCTTCTAAAAAGAACTGATCCAATTCCAACATGTTGCGATCAGCAGATGATTAAAGTATTAAGTCCCTCAAACTTCCAATTGGTTGGTCGTGGCTGGGCAAAAGATAATTACGGTTTAAAATAAAACAATCATGGAGTCAAACATGAAAACAATTCGTTCAGGTGTCTATAGTATCGTATGTAATTCAACAGGTGAGTTCTACATTGGAAGCACAACCTACCTCAAAAGAAGATGGTCACAGCACCTCACTACTCTCAGAGATGGTACTCACCACAATAAAAACCTTCAGTCTTTATACAATAGAGTCGGCCCACAAGCCCTCTCATTCCAAACACTAGAATACATAGAAGATAACTATCTCACTGATAGAGAGAACTACTACTTAGAGTCTAACAAAGACAATCCTCTTATGCTCAACATTATGGTATCAACATCTGCTCCTAAAGATTTAACTTACAGACAATCACTATCAGCTAAAATGTCTAACCACAAACGTACTACTGAGCACAAACAAAACTTCTACGAAGCACATGTTCGTCCTATCAAAGTAGAAACACCTACCGAAGTTCTATACTTCGATTCAATTAAGAACGCAGCCGCAGCCCTAGATATTAATTGGGTAACTCTCAGAGCTTGGATGAGTGGCAATGGCACACAACCTTCTGAACAGTCAGCACCAAAGACCAAATACAAACATCTCGTAGACCACAAGTTTTCATACTTGACCTGAGAACAACTTGACATAGAGCCCAACTCAGTATAGAGTTGGGCATTTTATTTATAGGAGGATAGCTTGGTAGCTCCAATCGTCGCAGCAGCAACAACAGCAGTCGGTGGTGGTTCAGGTTCTGGAGGTGGCATATCTCAATATACAGAGATAGCCGGCAGTATCTTGAATGGCCTATTTGATATGATCATTACAGCAGTACCAACTAAGTACGATAAAGCTCGTAAGAAAAGAATAGGAGAACTCACAGATAGAAAAGAATCTGGTGACCTTGGTATGACAGACTCTCAACTTCAAGAGATTCAGACTCTAGCTCAGGCTGGTATTCAGTCAGCACAAAAAGAATTCTTCAGTAGACAATCTGATATCCTTAGAACAGCAGAACCACAATCAGCCACAGCTCTTGCCATCCAACAGCAAGCAGCTCGTGAAGCTTTACGTACTCAGCAATCAGAACTCAACAAAGAGATTCTACAAACTGAACGTAAAACAGAAGTGGATCAACTTAATGAACTCAATACTTTGAACGCAGAACAGCGCGCACGTAATGAACAAATAAAGAAATCAGTTGGTAGTTTCCTTTCACTAGGACTAGCAGGTGGTGCTAAAGCAGTTGATACTCGTGATGCTACTAAGACTATAACTGGTGATACTAATGTGAATGGTACACCTAGTGCTCCAAGTGTTCCATCATCTGTTAGTGAATGGAGAACTAGGTATCCAGAGTTACAACATCTTATGACTGATGAACAAATACAAGAAATCTTAGACCGTGCAGCAGGAGGCGTCTGATGAATTATACCACTGATTATACTACTTACTTCCTTGGTTTAGCTGACCAAGCTAATCAACGTATGGAAGATCGCTTCCAAGCTATTCTCAAATCTATACTAGACCAGAGACTACCATCTTCTAGAGAACGTGCTGAAATGGCTGTGCTCTTACAGAAAGAACAGATTGCTCTAACTAAAATGAAGGAACAACTAGATCGTTCTTCATTGGAAAGATATAAAGTAGATACAGATATGATTAATGATTTGGCTGGAAGTAAAGCTGCTCTTGCTATTGCTAGAATGGAAGCTCAAGCCAAAGTTACTGTAGCTCAGTATGGTGTTCTTGAAGCTGCTATGGAAGAGAAGGTTAATGATGAAAGAGCTGTAGCCAATGCTAAGTCTGATGCTGGTTCTGATCTTGTTGGATTGAAATCACAGAGCGGCCTTATCATTCTCTCTGGTCTAACTCCAGAACAACAAGCTACTAAAGCTGCACAATCTCTACAATCAATTTGGGAAAACCAAGGTGCTCGTAGATATGCTGCTGCTAAAACTGATGCTGAAAGAGCTGCTGTTGTTGAAGGCTTTAAGGAACAAATCCCATCAGTACTTGCTGCCCAGGACTCAATGAATAAAGGATCTACTTCTCTAGCTGGATCTGTTAGTTCTGTTGTAAGTCAACTCCAATTGCCTACTCCTAGCAAATCATCTGCTGACTTTGTAAATGAAGCACATGCAGCGCGCACATCCTATATAAAAGCTAAACCAGACTTCAAAGGTTTAGATGTAGATCTAATACTATCTACTATGGATAAAGCTAAACTTCTCACTGGTACATCAGATGCTAACCTATGGTCTGGAGCAGAAAGCCCTACAAATCTAACTGAGTATGGCAAGTATGTAGCTAAGGCAGCTTATGAACGTAGACAAATGACTGATGGTTATGATGCTAATGTATCCTATGAGGATTGGGTTAAAGATCCAGAGTCTATCAAAGATATTAAAATAGCTAGTCAGTTTAGTCCTACTCAACTTAGAGCATTGTATGAAGGTCAGATGCCAGCAGATTACAGAAGATACTTGGATGCACAGAAGAAATTCGATGAGCATAAAGCTTCTATGACCGCTGATAGTGATCCCTCTAAAACCTATCTACAAGCCTTTCAGGAAGCACGTAATATCTACAAGCAACTCTATGGGGATACTCGTTTACGCAATGGTATAGAAGCCAGTCAGGCTTTGGGTGACCGCTTTAAAGGACTCACTGATATGGAACGTCAAGAAGTTCTAGATCATCTACCTATGAATGACAAACAGAAACTGACTGTCAAGAAACTTATGGAAGGCGGGCGCATTTCTGATTCCGAATTCCGTAAACTATCTGTACCTAATGTATCACCTCTATCTGATAGCAAAGCAATTGAAGCTCTAAGAAATATCCCTGGACTCTTAGTCAATGAAGATGGTTCTGCTCATACTAAAGGAGAAGATGCTTTTATTTTCTCAGGTGGCAAAGCAATACCAGTTGAACAAGCTACTATCGTTGACGTAGCAAAAACACTAGCAGCTCATACTTCCAATCGCTCACTACAAAGAGATCTATTAAACACAGCTACAACTCTTGAAGCTATGGCTAAGAAAGATCCATCTATTATTAATGCAGCTACAAGTATGGGTGTTGAACAACTTGGTAAACTATTCTATACAAACAATGCTTCCTTTAACAATGTAGTTCCTCCACCTCCTGATGATCTCGTTAATCCTGTTACAGTTGAACTTCCTGCTGGTGGCTATGGTGCAAAACCACAAATGCCCAAAGCTATTCCAGAAAAGAAACTACAGCATCAAGCTGATAGGGAAGCACGTAGATTAGAATTAGAAGCACAGAGACAACAGAGAGAAGCATCAAGAATTGGAACGAATAGTGGCGCCGCAACTCCTCTTCCAAAAACAAATCCAGACTTACAATTCCTAGATGATTCTAAACAACAAATAAATAAACAATACACAGCAATCAAATCTACAGCAGGTGATGCACTCACTACAGCAGCAGACAATACTTCTAACGAAACCAAACTAGTAGAAGCAGTAGAGTCTACACTCAAAGACTTTAGCCCTAGTGAAAAGAAACTACTCAGACAACTAGCTACACAAACAAGAGGTCAGACCCCAGACAAGATCCAACCCCTTGTAACAAAGATAATAAATCCTATAAGCAACCCTACCAAATACAAACAAGCTATAGCATACTTGGCTACAACAGCAGATGATGGTATAAACTCAGCCTACAATGCAAAACGTAATAGAGATTTGCGTCTGCTAGAGGGATAATGTTTGGCAGGTAAACACTAGGTTTATTCCTTATCAATTCTTCCCTCGTGAAAAGAGCATGTACAAACTATAGTATGGAGTTATTTAAATGGACTACTATCCAACAGAAGAAGAGCTTAGAGATTTAGGCTACAGCAACTATGGTGAATGGATAAAAGCATATCCAAAGATCAGAGAAATAGCTGGTGGTGATGATAAAGTTAAGTCAAAGATAAAGACATTCACAAAAGTATATGTAGATTCATTAGCCAAACCAGTTGAACCAAAAGAAGTAGAACCAGTAGTAGAACCAGCACCAACAGTAGCTACACCTAATAAAGTATCAGGTGTACAGAATCCTCCATGGCCTACATCTAATGACTACAGAGATGCTAAAGAGAAGTCACAGGAAGATCAGAATGCTATTCAATTAGCAACAGGTCGGCCCATCACCTCTGAAACCAAAACCGAATCTGTAAACCTACAAGATTCAGTAGACAAAGGTAGATCACCTACAGAAGAACCAAGCTGGTCACTAACAGAAAAAATACTAGGACCACTGATTAAATTTGCTGGTTACCCTGAAGTAGCTGAAGCTCTTAAACCACAGATGCTTGTAGATGCACAAACCAAAGCGGCTATAGATAAAGATAAAGAACGTCGTCGTTCTACATCTGCTCTTATGTTTGCCCAATGGTATGACACTCACCCTGGTGTAACTAATCTATCCAAAGAAGAGTTCCTAGATAAAGTACGTACCTCTACAGAAGACTATGCTATCCATAATCCAGATGCTCCAGCAGGTAGTTGGCTATCTACTGATGTACAAGTAGCTAATGCAATACCAGCTAATGATCCAGATACTGAGGATTACAAACAGGAATCTCTACGTAAAATTCGTGATGATTATGACAAAGAGTTCGGCAGAAGAAACAAAGTAGCAGAAGATCTCATGCCCTATATCACTACTAAGAATCCAGAGGGTGATATCTATGAGTCTTCTACGTTAGCTACTGTACGTGGTTTAGTTCTACCAGAAGCAGTTGTATCAGAAGGTGTGGCCGCAGCATTCAAGTCAGATGATAATGCTACAGAGTCTGGTCTAGCTAAGAGAGTAAGAGAGGGTCAGGGATTAGAAACATTAGGTACAGATCTAGCAGAAGCAGGAGGATATAAAGAAGGTGATTGGCAACATACCGCAGCTTGGTGGACTGGTATTGGGGCTAGTCTTCTACTACCTCTTGACATGGGTGCTACTGATGTACTTGGAGCAGGAGCCAAAGCAGCTAAAGCAGGACTCAGAAAAGTAGGAGCATTAGATACACCTCTTGGTATCACTGGTGAATTAGTTCATTTGAAATCATTGGGCGCACCACAATCCCTACTTGATGAAGTACAAGCAGTTGCACGTAGAGAAGGTCTACTACCAGAAGATATAAGAAGCTATGTCATAGCTAGAGCAGATGAACTACCTGAATATAAAACAGTAGCTGACACATTAGCCAAACTAAAGAAAACTATTACAGAAGCTCCACTCGTAGAAACAGCAGACCTATTAGACTTTGCTAAAAAGAATCTACCTACTAATGAGTATGAAGCATTCCGTAAAGCACTAGCATATATAGATACTGCGCGCGGCTATGTTAACTCCGAAGGCAAAGCTATTAGAACTGTATTCAAAACAGTACAGGAAGCTAAGCAATTCCTAGAAGGAGATGATAACCTAGCTAAGATTATATTGGATACTGATACCTCTCGTAATGCAGTAGTTAAAACTATATCTCAAAGATTAGTGAATGATACTGTTAAAGAGAATATAGTTAGAGCTGGTATTACGGCGCCAAACCTTACCTTCATTACAAGTACAGTAGCAGTACCTACTAGCCAAGCTTCTAGAGTATTGAAGATTATTAGTGAGTCACCAGTTATAGAACTACTCAACAAGAAAAGAATAGCTAATGACTATGTACTTACAGATAGAGAACTAGAACTATACAACCGTATACCTAAAGCTCTACGTGTAGCTAAAGAGAATGGTGTTGGCCGCCCTATCCTTACCCAAGAAGCACTAGACCAAACACTATCTAACCTAACAAGCTATATAGCTTACCATACACCTGGAGCACAAACTCTTCGTGAAATGGAATCTATCTTCAATAGACTAGGTAGTTCTAGTCCTACTGCAACAGAGACACTAGCATCACCCTATGTGGCAGGTGGTGGATTTCTCACTGAAGCTGAAGCTAAGTCATGGACTACTGCACTATCTAAAGTTAGACTATCTAATGCTATTACACCACAGATACTTAGAGGTGAAGGCTTCGGTAGATTCTATGAATACCTACAAGCTTTTAAACTCTGGGCTATTGGTAGTGATGTTAGTAGTCCTGTAACACAGTATGCACAGAAGACTTTAGTACAAAGACTTGACGCTATCCCACAAGTATTCGAAGCAGAACTGAAAGTTATCTTGGATGAACTAAAAGCATCTAGCCCAACTACATCTACACAAGAACTATACAGACAAGCATATGCCAAACTAATGGTGAATGAGTCTGTCTCTACTACTATTGTTCTAGATGAGGATGGCCGCCAACTTGTTATTCAATCCCTAGAGGATGGTACTAGAAGAGTATTCTATACTAGCACTGGTACAGGTGGTGGTTCAGCAAAAGGTGATTGGATTCCTATGTCTGGTATAGCACTAGTCAATGGAGATCCTTGGTACATAAAGGATGCTGGGAAAGTTATACAACCTAATTCCCTAGAAGCTAAAGCAGTTGCTGGTATTACACTTGCAGATAGAGCTACAGTATCTATGAATACTAGAATGCTATCTCCTCTAACCTATGGGGATTTATCAGCAGGAGACTTGGCACACAATGCAGAAGTGTTTGCTACTATCTCTAAGTTTAATCAGTGGGCCTATCAACATGGTGCTATCTCAGAAGCAGTACTAGCTAAGAATAAACTACCAGGACTTAACCTAAGCTTTGATGAAGCTAGAAAATCTTTCCCAGGTTTACTACCAACTAAACAAGTATCTGTTCCTGATATAGACAATAGCTACAAAGACTTCTTTGTAAACTATATAGCCGCTCTCTATGGTGCATTCGATAGTACAGCAGAGGTATTAGCTTTACGTACAGGTACACGCGCAGACCTTATCCCTAAAGCACAGATAGTTAAATTCCTAGAAGATATCTATTCTAGAGAACAAGGTAAACTTGGAGAACTAATCCACCTCTACAAGCTAGCTACTACAGATACAGAGAGAGTTGAATCTCTCATGGCTATCTCTAAGATACTATCTACTAGGGAACTAAGTTCATTTACTGAAGTACCTGTTGAACTAGCTATGTTAAAACCTAAGTTCTCTAGCGATGTATACTCTGTACCATTGATGGTTACATACGTAGCTCGTAAACAAGAAGAGATTGCCGCCGATATTAATACTCAATTGATGACTGAATTCGATAGCTTCGGCCCAGCATCCAAAGACATTATCAACCAAGGCATAGCTATTCTAGAAGCTAGAGCAGCTAGGTATGGGATTACACTAGATCCAACAGAGACTAGTGACTATGTGAAAGCTAGCTATATAAACTCGCTAACCAATAGCTATACTAGTAGTTCTATCCCAGAACATACTGGTCGTCATGAGTGGGAAACCTATGCTACTAGCAAACTAAAAGAGTGGGATGAGAGAGTATCTAGTGCTAATGGTACTACTCCTAATCCAGATATCAAAAGAATATCTGATCGTATGACTGCTATCGAGGTAGAGAAGTTTCAAGCCACTGAAAAAATCCCAAGGATTATGCATCCTACTAATCCAAAAGTTTTCCGTAGGGATCCTAATCATCCTGACTTTCCAATAATGGTAGCAGAACTACGTAGACTTAGTGCTGAGCATGAGACTCTAGCTACTGAACTACGTAGACTAAAGGTAGCGGATTCTGCTGTTCAAGATAGTAAGGTCGCAGCTCATTACAATGAGTATGAAGACATTATGAACCTACTAGATATTCACCCTGATCCTGTTTATAGAACAAATACTATTGGAAATATTTTGGTCTACAGAACTGTTGGTTCTACAAAGAGACAGCTAACTATCACAGACCAAAGAGCTTACATTAGTTCCTTGATTAGACAACAAACTACTCCTACAACTGGAGCCTATGACGTACTAGAACAAGCTAGCTTTGTTTCTCCTGCACTGGTTAAGACCTTCAGAGACTCCAAGGTTCTAGATAAAGCTTCAAAACTTATGGCTCCATTTGAGGCACAATCAGCCCTCAGACCTCTCACACAGGAAGAGTTCACTGGACTACTAGCAAGAACACAGGACGGCTTACAACCACTACAGAAGGCTCTAGCTGACCTAAACAAGACTGAGACTGGTGGTGTTATGGCCGAGAACATTTCTAACTGGCTATATCGTTTTGTATTCCAGACCACACCCAACTATATCAAGAACAGTTTACTCGGTGGCGGACTAGTATTTGCTAATCCTATTTACATAATGACCAACTACATAACTGCCCCACTAATCATGGGTGTAACTCTCAATGCACGTAAAACTAAATACACTGGCATACCAGTTGTTGGTACAGTAGTAGACACAGCATACAATGCAGGTAAAGCTATATCAGAAGATATGATTAGTGCTGGACTTAAAACCGGTGCTCGTGTTGATAAGTCTGCATCTGATTTCGTACAAGCTACTGAGAACTTTGTTAAAGAAGCTCGTGGTGATGCTCCTGATGCACCTGTTCGTCTATTCCCTGTAACCTTCTATATGTCTGAGCTATGGCACAACAGAGGAGTTATTAATACTCCATCTGGTAGAACATACACTCCTGCTGATATCGAAGCTATCAAAGTGAAATATGATATTGCATCTGCATCTAGAGAAGCTGAGTTCTCTACTGATATGTTGAAGAAGATGTTGGACTATGCTAGACAGAACTTCGATAGCAGTCAGTTTGCATTTGCTAAACATGAACTACTACAAGCTGAGAAAGCTATTGGTCTTAATGGTCTTAGCTATTGGAATGATGTGGCGCAACAAACTGATTTAGCCTATAGAACTAGAGCATTAGTCAGAGCACTAGAAGAAGGATCTACAGTTGAACAAGCAGTAGAGGTAGCACGTAAAGCTCTATACGATTACAGTGAACTAACTGAATTTGAACAGAACTGGGTAGCCAAGATAGTTTGGTTCTATAGATTCAATAGACAGAACCTAGTACAAACAGTTGCAGCTTTCATAGACAATCCATCTAGAGTAGCTCGTATGATGAAGACACAGAAGCTCACTGTTAGCAAAATGTTTGGTTCAGAAGATAACCCAGATGTAACCAAGTATAGAGAATCAAGTGCCTTCCTTGGTTTGATTGATGGTGTGGATAAAGAAAGACTAGCTATGTATAGTCCTTCAATGCCACTACTAGAATCTACTAGTACACTACTAGACACAATGTCTTTGTTCTATGTATTGGATGCAGACTATGGTGATGAACTAACTAAGCGCGCACTCTATAGAAAACTTAAAGATGACTACTCTGCTGATATCCTACTAGATACACTTGCTATTGGAGTTAGAAAACAAACTGGTCTAGAACTAGATTGGACCCAAGAGGACAGTGCTTATCTAGATCCAAGACTAGTAGCTTGGTTAAAGATGTCTGGTCAGTGGGAAACATTCGATATCTATATGAAAGTACAAAAGAAACCATCTATGAAAGAAGGAGAAACTACATTCGATGGCTATGTATACTCACTACCAAAAGAATCTAAAGTAGCTTGGGGCTACATGACTTCAGCTATTAAAGTAGTTGGTTTTGATAGAACCCTTAGAGATTGGGCCACACTACAACAACTAAATACACCAGAGGGTACAGTACTTGGAGCTAGTGTTGCACATGATCCAATACTAGATACACTAGAGTTCTTTGGTATTGTTAAAGTAGACTCTGCTCGAACTGTTCAAGAAGTACAAACAGAACAGAGAAGAGATAAAATGAATCTACTAGAGGAGAGAAACAAATGACTGGATGGGAATCAATAGCTATTATAATGGGTACATCAGGTGGTCTAACTGGCCTCATAGAACTCTTTAAATGGTGGTACATGAATAAGTCTGGTACGAAGATAGACTCTGCTATAGCTAATATAAACAAGATCTACAGTATACTAAACTCTCTGTTACACGAGACAGTAGCTAATAGAATCAGTGTGTTTCGTATTAGCAATGGTGGTTCTATACCAAGGCCAGGAGTTACTCTTTATATGTCTACTGTGTATGAGGTAGTGTCGCCGCCATGTGTTCCCAATAAAGACCAATGGGATAAACGTATTATAGATGAAGAACTACTTTACCATATCTTCCAAGTAGCACAGAAAAACCATGTGTCTATAACTATTGATCAACTGAACCAAGAGAGTGTACTCTACAATAATCTAAAGTCTCATGGTATAGATACTATAGATCTGTACCTTGCACACAAAGAAGATGGTTGCATTTATATTGTTGGTCTAGAGTATTTAACCAAACCTACATATGATGCTAAAACAAAAGACCTTCTGTCCCATAGCATTTCACAATTTAATAAACTATTCAAATCATAGGAGATTTATATGTCTACCGTTAGAACACAAGATATCGCACGTAACACAATCATTCAAGATTTCGCATCACCCATAGCAATCACAGCATCTACATGGGGTCCACGTGATGGACACTTCGCAGTTACTCCTTATGGGGTTGGCAAAGGAGCAGCTCTTAGAGTTGAAAGACTTAGCCTTATAACTTCAGCTACAAACCTAACCAGTTGCAAATGCCAAGTCTCTTTGGATGCAGCAGGAGAAGCTATCCTAGCAGTATGGACTGGTACTGTTACGCTCAAAGCAGTAGGTGCATACACAGTTACATTCGAACCTAAGACATTGTTTGTTACGGATCAGTACCCAGCAGACATACTAGCTATGATCTCAGCAGATATAGGTAGTCTTTACTTCCAGTTCTATACAGATGTCAACACTACAATTAGTGGTTTCCTCTGTGACTATACACTAGCGCATTCAATCTCTAAATGAGGTTAGGCTATGAGAAAGCCTAAGATACTTCCTCCACTGGAGAAGAAGCCAAAGCTTCCACCTAGTAAAAGAAAGAGAGCACGGGCCGCTTATCAACGTAAGAAACAAAAGGAATACTACCACAATAAGCGCGCACTACTTCCTCCCAAAGAACCTAAGCACATAGTAGATAGACACTTTATACACTTGGTTAGAAAGAAATTCCATAGAGCACGTAACCATGCAAGACTAGTATTTTACATAGCTGTTTGGGAATCAGTACCTACTATGAGCAAACTACGTAGCCAAGCTAAGACAAACCTATTAGATTTTTTCGCAAGACAACGGAGTTAAACATGAGTCTCAGTAAAGCATTCGATGATGATGATATTGTTGTTATAGCTAGGGAGTTTCTACGTGAAGCTCATGAAGCTGTAGTACAGGGTGGTTGGAAGGGAATTAAACCTTCTGATTTAGTATCCTTCATGGTTCTCTATAAAGACATACTCCAGGCTAGAGGTTCAGGTTTATCGGATAAAGATAGTGATCTGGAAGAATGGTTCTCTGCCAAAGACGATGAATGAACATGAGAGCAATAGACGAGATCTTCTCTGATGCTGAAAGTTTCATTAGGAACCTACGCATCATAGATAAGAATAAGAAGCTAGTTAAGTTCGGGGATATCATTACACCTGAGCAGATACAACTAATTAAAATACTACAGACTCATAAGAAGGTAGCGATAGTTAAAGCACGTCAGCTTGGTATCTCTACAGTCGTTAGAGCTTTTTGCTTTTGGGAGTGCTATACAGATAGACGCACATGTACTTCCATAGTAGCTTCCAACAAAGCTAAGTCAGCAGAGAATCTATTGCTTATGGATAAACGGTTCTATAAACATCTACCTAGGTCCTTACAAAGAAAGATATCTAAAGAGAATGTGTCTACTATACAGTTCTCTCCTACTGATTCTAGACTGTTAGCTATGACTGCCAAAGCAGACTCACAGGATAGAGGCTATACTATTAACACAGCACACTTGTCTGAGTTTAGTTTCTATAACAATGCCGAAGTATATCTTGGTTCTACTCTAGCTTCTACAAATGATGGGCGCATCATTATTGAATCCACTCCTCTATACTACGGAGATCCACTACATAAACTAGTACAAGCTAATGAGTACGATGCTGGTTGGCACATTGTATTCTTTCCATGGAGTGCATTCCCAGACTACAGAGTTAAACCAGATGATGACTTTGTACCAACAGATGAAGAACAGTCTCTAATGACTACTCATCGTTTAGATATAGAACAGATATGTTGGCGCCGAAAGAAACTATCTGAGTATTCGAGCGCACACCTATTCCGAAAAGACTTCCCACTTACAATAGAAGAGGGATGGACCTTGGATGACAAATGCTATTTCACAGAAGATGACTTGGCTAACCTACGTACATCAGATCCTTATAAGCTTGTAGAGAAATCAGATGCTTATGTTATAGGAGTAGATCCTGCTGGTGGCACTGGCAATGACTTCTCAGTAGCCACAGTAATATCCAAAGCGAACTACAGTATAGTAGACAAGATTAGTAGCAATACTCTAAGTATCAATGCTTTTGCTAAACAAGTTATTGACTTGGCTAGGAAGTATAACAATGCTCTGATTCATTTTGAATTGAACAATCACGGCCACGCATTTAAAGAAGTATTAAACTTTAACAACTACACAGACTATAGAGAATTCACTACCACTACCAAGTCTAAGATCCTTCTATTTGATAATCTACGCTCACAAGTAAACAGTAGCCTACTCACATGTGTAGACCAGATAACAATGTCTGAGCTACGTTCACTACAACGTTCAGAAAAAGGACTTGCACCTAAGCATCCAGATGGTTTACATGATGACAATGTTATTTCATTAGCTCTAGGACTAGAAGGGTTACAATATATTAACTTGCCAATTTCACCACAACAACGTATGATGCAGCAACAATACCGCGCGCAACCATCCGTAAGTACAACTATAGCTAACAGATTCAGATAGGAGTTCATATGAGCAAACTAGAAACTTCCGATATACAAGAGATCATTGAGGTATCAAATACCTACTACCAAAGTAAAAGAACCAAGTTCAGCAATCTAACCAAAGCCTACACACAGGAATTATTTGATAGTACAACCATCTCATGGGGTTCAAGTGAACAGATCATTATAGAACCACCTGCTGGTTATAGCTTTGTTGAGGGCTACATGGCTTCTCTATTCTCTAAAGCACCTGCTGTTATAGTTGGTCAGGGACCTACTGCTGATGGTGATAAAGAGGTTGTAGAGGCTGTCTGTAACTCTTTCCTATACGACAAGTCAGAAGCACTAGAGCGTCTCATGAGATACGCTATTATCTATCCATTCGCATTCATTAAACTTGGATTGCGTGAGGCCAACTCTGTTATTGAACAAGTAGATATGAAAGCTATTTATCCATGGGATGTTATTATAGACTTTGATGCAGAGACTATAGAGGACTGTAGATACTTGGGCCATCACTATTGGTTATCTACTAAGGATGCTAAAGCTAAATTCCCTGGTAGAATCTTTGATGCTACTATAAAGAAAAACTTCCTTGATGAACCAAATGTAGTTAAACCAGCAGCAGCTAGTAATTCTGGTATGCTTAGCTATGTAGAGATCTATGAGATCTATGACTTTATAAATGATGAACTAATCTTCTGGTCACCCAATGCTAAGAGAACTGACAAGATACTTGATAGAGTAAATCCAATTCCATTCCGTAAATCTAATGGCAATCCTCTATGTCCATTGGTTCCATTGTACTTTGGATACTCACCTAGTATCCCACTACAAGGTGCTAGTCTCTTACAACGTATCTACCCAATGCTTTATGAAAAGATCAACCTGCGCTCACAGTGGGCTAACAGTATTCGTAAGGATGCTCGTATCTGGGTTGCACGCAAAGGTGCATTCGATGAAGAGTCCAAAGCTATTCTTGCAGAGAACAGAGATGGTTCAGTTATTGAATTACAATGTCCTGCTGATGTAGATGCGCGCACACTAATCTCTCCATTAGTAGGTCAGACAATGTCCACAGACTTCTCTGTCTATGAAAACAAACTAGACCAGGATTTGAATGCTGGTTCTGTACTAGCACCATTCACTAGAGGTATAGCTACTAACGTATCTGCTACAGAGATTGCTGCATTAACCCAGTACAGTGCTAGTGAGATTGGAAAGTTAGCTCGTATGAGAGATCGTGCTATAGAAGTATGCGCCGAATCATTCTGTTCATTGATAGCTCATCTACTTATGACTGGTGATGTAGATAAAGAAGTAGTCACTATTGCTGGTAAGACTCACGTACTCCAAGCTACAGACTTCACAGCCAAGTTCAAGTTTGCTAGTGCTGACCAGAACTCCACACCTGTTAGCTCTGTTATTGATAGACAGAACTTCATGCAGGTACTACCATTGCTACAACAAATGTCTGTGCCAAACAATGTTCTTCTAGAGAAAATAGTTTCCCTTTACAACTTGCCACCTAATTTCCTAGATGGTATACAAGCTCCTGTACCACAGCAAGCAGTTGGATTGCCACAAGTACCTACTAGTGAACCAAGTCAACCTACTGGTTTGGATATAGGTGGTGGCGCCGAAGCATTAGCTATTAGAAACTCTGTAAGCTAAGGAGAACACAATGCCACTCTACAGTTTTGTCTTGTTAGATGATGAAGGAAAGCCCACAGATGAAGTGATAGAAGAGCTTTATAAATGGAATGCTGTACCCAAAGAACTAATATCTAGTAGTGGACGCAGAGCAGTTAGAAAGGGTATAGAGCTAATAGCTAAACCAGCATTGGCTTTAGGTGGACTACATGGAGTCTTCGACCCACACTTGGGAGCAGTCTATTCTTCTTATGCAGAGAGAGATGCTATTTGTAAAGCTAGAGGATTAACACCTACAGATTGTATAGATAAGCATTGGGTTGATGATAAGATAGAAGCAGATATTAAAAACCAATTGGCTGACTCAAAGAAATCAGAAATGTGGGAAGCTGCTTGTGAAAAGTTTGACTTTAGTATATCATCACAAAACCAAGAAGATGAAAGAACTTATGCTGAAAAAGCAGAAAGAGTTTGGGAAGAACTAATACCATTCGAAGCACTAAAGAATGGACATACCACAGATTATATGCAAGCTGGTAGCAAACCAATAGCAACTGAATAGGAGATTCACATGCAAGAGTTAGAAGAGTTATCCAAGGTACACAGTGAAATGGATTCTGTTAGAGATCAGAAGTTTGATAAGTATGCACCTGTTGGTACATTCTCAGCACAGAAAGTTAATACCCTTTGTAGATTAGCTAATGATGTTTACAAACTATTGGGTGCTCCATACGAGTGCGCTTTGGTTACAGGTGATATTAAGAATGGTCCGCTACCTACTGATCTATTTAAAGCATTAGTTATTATCCGTCACATGGCTGAGAAGTATACTGCTGCTGGTGGGGAAGTATCTCCATTTGATGTAGCTACAGCTTCTGATGACAGAACACTCATGCCTATTATAATGAGTATCTCACAGCTATTATCAGACAAAGGATTTAAACAGTTTCTAAAACAACCAGTAGAAGAAGAAGCTAGTGAACAAACTGTACCTGGTATACAATCAGAACCAGTACAGACAGCACCTGGAGCTAATCCAGATTTACAATTGATGCAATAAGGAGCACTTATGAACGACGAGTCAAACGCACAACCATCCCTCACATCCCTAATTGATGAAGCATTCGGTACAGCAGAACCTACTACTGCACCAAGCCAAGACTATAAATCTGTTATTGATAAACTAGACCCTGATGGTAGAGCATTAGTTCAGAACCTTAGAACAGACTACACAACTAAGACTGCTGAGTTAGCAGCTAGAGCCCGTGAACTAGAACAAAGAGAACAGTCACTCCTAAGCAATGATGTAGTTAACCAACTACGAAATCAAATGGGTGATGTACCAGAGGACTTAGACCTTTACAATCCAGACCATTTACAAAAATACATTGAAGCTAAGGCTGCTTCATTAGTAGAATCTATACTTGCCCCAAGGGTACAACAGATTAACCAAGAGAATAGAAAGAAAGAAATTGATACATTCATTTCAAACACTGGTGACTTCTCTACACATAGACCAGTAGTCATAGAACTAATGACTAATAACCCTGATCTTAAAATGGAAGATGCATACTACTTAGCCAAAGGTAGAGCTGCTAGCACTGAACAGGCGGCGTTAGCTGCCGAACTTGCAGCTTATAAGAAAGCTGCGCATGATGCTGGTATGAAGGTTTCAACTGGTTCTTCACCTGGAAGAGCAGTAAGACCTAAGTTTGCAAATGCAGTAGAAGCCTATGAGTGGATGAGTTCTCAACAGAAATAATTCTTTTTTTTACTTGACAACAATATACGTACTGTGTTTATACTGAGCACAAATCAACAACCGTTGGACCTCAGTAAAACTTTGAAGCTGTCCCCTTTAATGAAAGACTGAATACTCTGAAAGTTGTTTCGATTAAATTCCGGGACTTTATAACTAAAACTAAACAAATTTAATCGGAGATAACTAAATGTCTTTTTCTACTTCAAGCATCACAAATGATGTACTCTCTACAACTATTCAACACATTCATCCTGAAGTTGTTGATGGTCTTTATCAAGTCACTCCTTTCCTTTCCGTATCACAGAAACTAAAGAAAATCAAAACCGGTGTTGGTGGAAACTCACTCATGGTTCCTGTTGCTAAGCAAGATGGCGCCACGATTACTTCACTCATCAATGGCTGGGATGAAATTGATCTTACTGCTCAGTCTGTAACTGACCAAGCTCAGTTCCAGTGGGATATGGTTGCTATTCCTGTTATGATCGCTGGTAAATGGGAATCTGAAAACTCTGGCAAAGAAGCGATTCTAAGCTATGCGGATACTGTTTATCGTGAAGCTATGGGTGAACTCATGAGAGCTGTCAACCGTCAGATCGTTCGTGGTTCAGTTTCTGGTTTCAATACCCTAAACTCCTTAAACGGTAATGCTGGTTCTACTTATGGTCAGTCAGCAGTACTTGCAACTGGTCGTGGTCTTCTTGTACCAGCAATAGCTGGTTCACAAGGTTATGTTGGTGGACTCGCTCGTGGTTCAGTAGTTGGTCTTAATAACCAATGGATTCAGGCTGGTACTACTCTTGGCCGCAATGACTTCTTCAAAGCAGAAACACTTGCTAGCATGTATCTTCCTTCTAATGGTGATGGTGGAGTATTCCACTTAACCTTAGCTTCACCTGCTGCTTATCAAATCTATCGCTCTGCAATGGGTGATCAAGTCCGTTATGTAGACTCCAAGTCATTTGATATCTCTCCTGGTGGTGTACGTGGAATAGAGTTCTCTACTGGCGCTATCTTCGCTGATCCTGAAATGGATGTCAGTGCAAGTGGTGATGGCAAAAACTCTGTAATGGCATTAAACCTCGATGGTGTCGGCTTAACCTTAGTTAAAGGTGGAAACTTTGAATTCACTGGTTTCACTACTCCTTATAACTACCATGGTCGTATCGGTAAAATCATATTCCACGGTGCTCTTGGTGCTTCTCACCTTGGTAGCCAAGCCCTTATTACAAACGGCGAAACCTGATTCTAAAATCTAAAGGAGATTTACAATGTTAAAAAATGGTGTTTCTTATCAAAATGAGTCTGGTACAGTTGCTATTACAAGTACGCTGCCTACCAGAAGTGTAACGGAAATTTTTAAAGCTAGTGGTGCAATCGCTGTTGGTGATTGGGTAGCACTTGATTTGACTGCTTCATTAGGAGCACAGTCTTGGACTGTTAAAGTTGCTACTGGTGGTGCTACTGGTGGACCTGCTATTGGTGTTGCGTTAGAAGCAGTTACATCTGATGAAGCTACTGCTGGTGCTTGGGTTAAAGTTTGTATTGAAGGATATTGTTCTGCCAAAATTGCTGATTTAGTTACAGAAGGACAAGAACTTGTACAAAATAACGCTACTGCTGGTGTAGCTGTAGCTCTAACAGCAGCAATGGTTTTCGGACCATGTGGACTTGCTCTTACTGACGGTGCTGATTCTGATGCTGCGGTTCCTGTTTTCGTTTACCGTAGATACTGAATAGAGCTTTCTAAAACCTTATAGAAATGAGATGATTCAAGGGCTGGAGCTTAGTGCTCTGGTCCTTTTTTACTTGGAGAATCAATGCAACTTTCTGAACTTAAATCTAGAATATCAAGTCAAGCTGATTATGCGCCTACCAATACCCCTGGTTGGGATCAGTATCTAACTAACATACTGAATGATGCTTACACAAAACTATGGTATGAACGCCCATGGACATTCAATACTAAAACTATAGACCTAATGGTTTATCCAGACCTATCAGGTACACAAGCCTTACAACTATTCACAGGACAAACTAATACTACTACTTATCCATTGAAGACTTCTGTGACTCAATGTTCTTTTACACTTGCAATCACTGGAGCTAATCCTGTTTTCTATATCCAAGTATCTCCTGCTGAGATAGAGAATCTTATAGGTGCTTCATTAGAGGTAGAGGGCCGCGACTATACTATTGTTGACATCTACATAAATGACACTGGCTCTGACTACGAGATAACATTCTATGTTGACTATCCATACTATGGTGATCATGACACTGGGGGGGAAGTATCTATAACTAGCTGGTCTATTAAATTCAAAGAATACAAATTGCCTAGTGATGTGAATGAGATAATGGATGTGTCTTGGAGAAACAATAGAGATGTTGGTGCTTTACGTGCTGGACAAGCTATTGGATTAGCTGAGAGATCTGCTAGTGACCATAATATAAACTGGCAACTATCTAGCACTAAACCATCTCACTACATAAACAAAAGCTATTCTTATATGTACGATACTGTAGATCCACTTACAGTTACACAGACTACTGGTCTTGGTACACCGTATCCAGTTGGCACATACTACTTCGCGTGGGAACGCTATGATTTAGTCACTGGAGCTACTAGTGGTATACTAGATGCACAAACTGTTTCTATAACTGCTAGCAATGTTATTAGTTTAAACTGGACTGACTATAGAGCTTTACCAGTTGGACAGGCACGTAGGTTATTGTTGGGAGTAAAGAGGTCCGCCAACTCTGTTGTTAAATGGGTATACTTGTTTGATAACTACACTGGCACTGTAAACCAATGGCTTGAACCATCCAAGGGAACTGTCTGGAGATATGGTAGTACATCTAAATCCCTAAGTGCTGATAGCTATATAAGCTTGACTTCAACTGGAGCTAGTCCTCGTGATGGTTATAGAGGTGGATCTAATTCAATTCAACTAAACTACAATGGAAATATTGATAGAAAGAATATCCTGTTCTTCCCAAGACTAGGCCAAGCAGACTTCTCTACCAATGCTACTACTGGTAGAATCCTAGAACATTCCTCTGTAGCTACTATTAGATATCTATACAAATGTATGCCACTTGCTGATGACTATGATAGCCCTCAACTACCTGCTGAGTACCATAACCTACTTGTCTTTAAAGCATTAGAGACTATTTCATTGAAGCATGGTAAACTCACTGAGGCTGCATACTATACTCGTATGTCTGATGATTTACTGAAAGGTATGTTGTCTCGCTATGGTGATCAAAGAAATGTTAAGCTAGTTAAGGGTGGCTCTATGAGTATTGGTCATAGTGCTCAGATGCTATTCAAAGTCAATTGGTTGGGGTGAACATGAGAACACAATCTTACATAGATACTAAGCTATCTGGAATTAACACTGGAGTCTTTGGTACTGAATCAGGTGCCGAAGCTATTGAGAATCTAAGATGGGATAGCTTATTAAAATGCTGGTCTAACGATAGAGTATTAGTACCTTATGATGGTTGTGATACTGAACAGTATTTCCCTACCAAAGATATCTACTCGATATTCAGTTGGACAATTCGTAATAGCACCAAAGAGTATATCCTCTATGAAGCTTTAGAATCAGATGGCACACTGACTTTATATGTACGTATAGGTCAGACTACACACACTCTTAAAACTGGTAGACATAAGCAGTCTGCCAATGAAGTCACTACTCACTATGTAAACTTCGGTAGCTGTCTATTTATTATCAATGGATATGATACTCCACTTGTTTACTTTGGAGATAAGTATGTGCGGCCAGTTGTCTTTGCTAAACCAAACACTGTGAATGTAACTGCACCTGAGTCTGCTATCAATAGCTACCAGATTGAATCCATTGGTAAATTCCCTAGATATGGTATGCGTACTAGTGGTGGTATTCTTTATCAGTTCCCTGTAGCTTCTGGCTATGGAATGGGATTAGGTGCGCGGGCTATTAACTTCTTTGATGGAACAGCAGATACTTTCTATGCTGAACAAGTCACTAATACTTATGAGTATGTAGTTAGTTTTATTTCTGATACTGGTAGTGAAACTTCCCTATCTGGTAGATCAAATAGAGTATCTTGGGTTGGTGGTGGTTTAGAACAGGAAGATGATGTTGCGGCTCCAGATACACATAAGAAAGTCATTACAGCTACTTATGGACTGGAACTTAGAAACATACCATCAGGTCCACCTGGAACTGTGAAACGTAGAATCTACCGTACTAAAAACATGGGTGATGAACGTGGTGGTTTTGGTGAAGAAATATTCTACTTGACTGATTTGAATGATAATCGGATTGACAGAATGATTGATGCTATACCAGACACACAGTTAGGTTCTTTGGGTCCTGTGTCGTTTGAGAGAGTTTCTTTTCCCTCATGCACACTAGGAGCCGTCTATCAGGGCAGGCTTGTTCTAGCAGGCATTAAAGACAATCCATTGGCATTGTATATTTCTGATGCTGGTTTACCAGAACAGTTCCAAGCACAGAACATTCTGAACGTAAACTCTAAACGAGGTGGCATAGTTACAGCTCTAGTTCCATACAACAATCTGCTATTGGTATTCAGAGAGAATGCTATTGATGCACTTATTCAAGGTCAGTCTGGATTCCAGTTAGTTCCTATTGCAGATAATATTGGAAGTGTGTCGCCACATACTATTCAACCAGTACAAGGAATGGGAACTATCTTCTTAGGAACAGACAGCAGATTCTATACACTACAAGGAAACTTCTCAGGTGGTTCACAGATAGAGATTAGAGATTTAAGTACAGATATCTCTGGTAAACTCATAGAGATAAATAGATCTGGTCTACAAAGAGCATTTGCTATTTACTCAGCTAAAGAAAGAGAGTACTGGTGTCATGTACCAACTGAAGGTTTATCTATTCCTTTGACTGGTTTTATTTGGCATACAGATATTGGTGGTTGGTCACAACGTACTTCTATGCCATTAAGTTCTGCTACTATAACTTCTGAAGGTTATCCTCTATTTGGTAGCTTCTATAAAACCTATGGAGATTTATCTGGTAGTGGTACAGCTAGGGGATTATTGGCATGGGCGGGGCTTGGTGGTGATTCAACTAGATTGACTGCTATATACGAAACACCTTGGCTATCACTAGGTAGTCCAGACTCTATCAAACAGATCACAAACATAGAGTTCTTCTTCTATAAGAACCAATACCAAACATCTGGTGCTAATGTAGCCAACGTAACTATCACTGGTTCTGTAGACTATAAACCTTATGAGAGAACTGTCGGCGCACTATCTTGTTCTAACACAGAAACTTCAAGTCCTGGTATACTAGATACAGCAATTGTAGATGGTGCAGATAACTCTGAGCTATACAATTGGGACCAGAATAGATATTCAGATAGAGAAGTAGTGACTGTTAGACTTACAAACAATACTTCTAGTGATGTAGGTTACTGGGAATCTTCTGTAGTACAAGCTGCTCTAAACCAAATAGCTAGACCTACAGGTGGTTGCAGATGGTATAAACTAAAACTTACAAGTACAGATAAGGAAATGAGATTGCTTGGGTTCGTCATTCAATACAATATTAATGGTGAAATCCAGCAATGGTCTAGCAAGAACGGAGCCAACTGATGAAACTACTACCAATAAAACGGTTTGAACAATTTGATATTCAACCAAAAGATTATCTAAATGCAGAGTTCCAAGCTGGATATGCTTTAGGAAATACTTCTATTGATTCTAAGAACATACTAGCTAACACACTTCGGCACACCAACTTTGCTGACCAAGCATGGATGTTTATTAAACACTACAAGCTAACGAGTCTAACCTCTATAGCTGTTACAAGTGTCATTAATGACTACGATGGTTTTGGATTCAAACAAACTATCACGGTGCCAGATGGTATTATGACTGGTAGCTTGACACTAAACTATCAAATCAATTCTATCTTTGAGAAGAACTGGATTCTAACTAATACTTATTTAGTTGAAGGTTATAACGATGATAAGAACAAATATATTATCCATCACAAATTTGGTGTCTTCTTAGATGGTATACTTATTTCAGAAACTGATAACTTATCTGGAGCAACTTACAATACTGTTCATTTACCATTCTATAGTCCTGTAACTGCTGGTGAACATATCCTAGAGCTTAGAGTTAAACTTCCACAGGGAGACATTAATGCTGAGACTAATATCTTTGTACCAGATACAAACTATGGCTATCTTCTTTGCCAAGTACGGAGACGCTAATGTCTACTAAATCCTATACAAATCTAGTTCCTGGAAATCCTATAACTAGTACCACTTTAAATACTAACTTCTCAAACCTTGCTGACCTTATAGATACTGTAGACAATGAACAAATACTTCATGATGGTATCTCTTGGGATTCATGTGAACAGGTTGTGGCCGGAGCTAGTACATTCGGCACAACATCTTATCATCCAATCATAGGAGCAATTGTAGACTCTCCAGCTAAAGTCATTAACTCTACAGTAGTGACTAAAGCTTCTTCTCCAGGTGGTGCTACTCTTACAGATGGTACCAATGACTTTACTGTGTCACTAGATCCATCATCAAGTTCTATAGTTTATTCTATGGTTGAAGGTGATTGTTTACGCTATTGGTTCAATGCCGAAGTCATACCATTCAACACAGCAGGTGCATTAGCTCTTGATGATCAGATAGTATTCTATCCAGAGTTTAATATCTATGTTTCTGGTACACCTCTTGGGTATAATGCATACTGGCCTACACCTTCTGGAGACTACTACTCACCAGCTTCTATAGTGGGATGTGCGGCTCGTGGAAAGCTTGTAGATTATCCAACAGTGAGATCTGCTAGTGGTGTAGGAAGAGGCCCAGGAGTTTATCAGACAGTTTGTTTTGAAGGTATATTCCCTATCAAAGTTGCTAATGTTACAAGAGTAGATATTCGTATCCGTTATAGAATGAATGGAACTAATGAAGCTACTGTTGAATTTGATTTAATGGCCGCATCATTTCAATCCATGCTATTTAAAAATGCTTGGGTATAAGGAGAACACATGAGTATCTATACACCCCAATCAATAACGACTGCTGTAGCTTTACCATCTGCAACACTACAAGCTAACTTTGAAGAATGGAGAACAGTCAGTAGACAATTGGATGAGGATAACTTTGTAGATATAACTACAGATAAAATCGCTAGTCCTAAGATTAGTTTAGTATCTGACAATGGCATACAGGTTTATTATGAGTCTGGTATGATTGATTGCCACTCACAGTTTAGTAGTGATCTCAGAGCTAGTGCAGTAGAGGGAGCTTGGACAGCTCCTGCTAGTTGGAGCTACTACGATAACACTACACAGAGAAACGTAAAGACTTCTTCTAGACCTACTAACGGGACTATAGATGATGGTCCTATCCTTGGCAGTTGCTCTACTGTTTTCTTTTCTAGACCTACCTATGTAATTGTAACTGCTAACTATCACATTGGTCCACAGTATAAATCTAATCCTATAGTAGATCCTATAGCTAATAATCCAGAGGTTTGTTTTTGTTTCTTACAACATACTAAACCAGATGGGGATTTAGAAGAGTGGCCGGACCTTTATACAAAACATAGTCCATGGATAACTTTAGATAGCTACTTACGAGGACATACAATTAGATTGGCTGCTACTGTTGAAGCTGGTTGGCATAGTTTTGCAATGATAGCTCGTGATCAGAATAACAAGACAGCTTATAGTTTCGTAGGTGCTAGTACCTTCATAGTAGAAGCATACTCATTCCAAGAATAAATATCACTATACGATAAAACCATATCTCATTCTGTAGTTTGTATAACCGAGTTCTCAGTTCAAGTTCTTCTAATTCTTCCATGTTATTTCCTTATAAAGCAAAAGAGGGCAATCCTATGATTAGCCCTCTTATTTAGTTTGTGTAGTTGGTTTATTTAGTTTGTTTAAGTATATAGATTGTTGAGTCTTCTGTTTCTATTGGATTAGCTAGTAGTTCATATTTATCTTCTAGAAGTTTAAGTATCTCAATTGGTAGGTTAGAGTGGTGCCTGCGTTTTTCTAAAATGAATTCTTTAAGTACATCAAGGTTAAGCATCAGGACACTGGTTGAGTGAAGCTGGCTTCTACTGGAATCCATGCACCACGAGTGTATCCATCTGGACCTGACTGTACGAACCAGGGATCGTAGTTTAAACCATCTGGAATCACAGTACCCTTAGGCACAAGCCATTGACCTCTAGGCCATCTACGCATAAAGTCTACACTGAGTTCACCTGCAAAGGGAGTAGGCATTACTGGTACTTGTACTGGCTGAGAGGGTGTTTGTTCTTGGTGATCACCCTGATCAAACTGTAGTTGTGAGAAGAAGTTTGTGGTGGCAGTTGTGAGTACTAAATTTAATTGAGCTAATAAGTCTGTAGGGTTCATGATTGTTTTCCATTGGTTTGATTATATAAAGAGGTTTCAAATGCGAGCATATGTTCTTTGAGATTATCGAAAGTTATTCTTCCTTCTGCTAAACCAGATTGTAGTTCTTCTTCACATTGTGCTTGGATATAAGCAGCACGATTGTGATCTATCTTAGATACTTGCATGATTCTACTATCAACATATCTTTCGTTTGTAAATTCTGAATTGTTCATGATTGTTTTCCATTGGCTAAGTTGTGAAATTGTATAAATTGGGATTCGCTTTCTATTTTCAGAGTAGCTATTTCTTCTGGAGTTTTAAACATTCTTAATTCTTCAAATAGATCAGATAGTTTATTCATCTGATCTTGTACCCAAGTATCTAAGTCTGTTGTACGAGCTATACGTACCTGAACAAGATTGAAATATTCTAATCCATGTGGTTCATCAAAACCTTTTTGAATCTCTTGAAAGATATTCATGATTGGCTATCTCCTTTTAC